GCTCCAACGTACTTTTTTTCAAATGCCATTGTGTCCCTTCCTTCTCTGCTATTCTTCTTCTATAGAAGTCTAGCATAGGTGGGAGTGAGAGTCAAACAAGTCATTACTTAATTCGGCGAGTGCTGCCGCGCCAGTCGCGCATTCGATGGATGCCATGCGCACAATTTCTGCACATGATACAATGAAGGCGGCAGCGAAAGTACTTAAGCGAGGCGATGAGGTGGAAATGGAGGACAATCTTCTACCAGGTGGCGCCGATTTGGAGATCCAAGGGTCAATGGCGCACGTGGTAACGTTTTGGGGCCGCGCATCTGCGCAGCTGGCGCCGATCTGCGAAGACCTGGCCGCGTTGTATCGGTCAGCTGGTGCAGCTGGAATAATGGAGCAACGAGCGTTAAGCCTCGGGGTCATGGTCGGATACCTTGAGTCTCTGATGGCTAAGGAACCCTCGCAAATCTCAGTATTGGGTGGCTTATACGGTCGCCTGGTGGAGAGTGAGCGCCGCGCCTACGATGCTTACCGCAAGCACAGAAAAACCAAGGACGCCAACCCCGACCTAGCAAGCCTGGCGTAACAGGGTAGCTTATAAATACTAAGCGACCCAGCTGCGCGCCGCCGATCCACCAGGCAGACAGAGCGCAGCATGTGGTACTGGTGGGAGGCAGGCGCAGATCCCAACTCCAACCGCGGCATACCCCGCACACGCACCACCCCCACCCACGTTTCCTATTCAGGGTCTACAATGATATAAGGGCTAGGGACAAAAACGACTACTATACTGCTCAATACTACGGGGGGCCCCTCCTAAGTATTTTTCGTCTGGGTAATGAGCGATGCCGTATAAGCATCCCTTGACAACAGCGAATACTGTGCTATTTTAGTATATAGCTGGCGGGGAGGACCAAGTCTACAGAATCTTTTGGAGAGATTAGATCTGTGGGGCAGGAATCGAGTTCTCCGTCCTGCGACTTGGGAAGTGCTCTGACGCGCACGTCTCCCTGCTGGCGACATAAGAGGAGCGGTGGGATGGCTGAGGTGACGTTAGATAAACTGCGTGCTGAGATCAGGATGTTGCGCTCTACGATCGACGAGATTGATGTGGTCGAGTCATTCGTGAGAATGGTTGGTGAGGAGCAGGAGGACGGAAATATATTGGTTCCGGGAGATGCGTTGCAGATAGTGAGTTCTACTTTGAGCATTTTCACCAAGGCAAGAGATCTTCTAGCTGCTATCGAAATGTACTCCGTAGATAAAAAGATGGCGTACATGATTTACAACAGAGCGATATTTCCGGAGCATGGAAGGGAAGATCTTAATACGCCTCCCTGCTAGCAACACAATAAAGGTGGTGATGTGTAGTGCATCCGTATAATCCTTTTTATCCGGCAGACGTGCAGCCCTCGGGGGTCGCATCCGAGTAAACAACACGCAATAATGCGCGGTAGTGTACTGGCAACACGCGAGCTTCATATGTTCGAATGATGTGGGTTCGAATCCCACCCGCGCTACTGAGCCGAATTAGAATATAGGAGGACGAGACGATGGGTGGACCCCCGGCAATGGCAGAAAGAGCGGAAGGACAAGTCGAGGCAGAGCTGGAGCACTTGAGGAGCACCGTCGCAGAAAACGCGGGTGCTATTAGTGCGCTGGAGGATAGACTCTCTGTTGTCTTGTTAGCTGAGCCGCCTGAGACGGCTTGTGATAAGGCGGTGCCAGAGATAGAGCTCTGTGATCTGGCTAATGTTATCCGCCGATCTCGAGAGGAGATTCTGAGTCAGACTGAGCGACTGCGTCGCATAATTCGACGGATTGAGCTTTAACTAAAATATGTGAGAGGCGCGATGCCAACAGAATATGTTTTGCTAGTCGGAAAACCTGACGCCCTGAGATATTGGCTATCAGATATACGGCAGGGGCTTGAACTCGTAAGATCTCATATGAGGACCGACAGGCAAACAGAGCGTCGCGAGGTAAGGGCAAATTCCTTCGCGGCGCTCTTCTCTATCTATGCGAATAGGAGGATTTGATGATTGACACTGATGAAGGCGCAGAAAGGTTAGTAGCTAAGCATGCGTCGAAACTGTCGGAGCGTGTTCCACTGTTTGAATATATTGAGAGGGAACACAGGGAGCGGCTCGGTACGCAAGATCCGCTCGATCCGAGAGTACTCGACCTCGTTGTCCGTCGCACACGCGGCTTCAAGTGGTTTCTGAATGGTAGATATGAGGGAGCGTGGGTCTATTGTGTCGACGACGAAACTGATTTTGACAAGCTCGCGACGGCTCTCTACGTTGCTCGCAGGATGCGTCGATCGAAGCTCTGGACCTGGTGGTACAGGACATTTTATCGTATCCAACACTTTCTTGTCGGAGCTGGTGTCACCGGCAACGAATGGCCCAATAATCTGAGCTAGGAGAATCATGGATAAATTCATAAATATTTACTCGATGCTGTTCACGATCGGCATAGTAATAATATGCTGCCTCTGCCTATATCCATTTCTGTGACCCATCCGAAACAAAAAGAGATTGATGCGTGGGTGAAGAAAGAGTTGCGGAGGCAGGGTTTTCGCTCTCGTCCTGGCAGACCCTACGAAATGTGGGGTCCATATAAAGTGCTCTGGTACTGGTGGCATCCTGATCGATTGGGGAGTTGATGGCAGGGAACATTTCGAGGAAAGGAAGAAGTGACTATTTCAAAGACCTACAAGACGTGTCGGTGGATGAAATCCTTGCGAAGTCTATAGCATTGTGCAGATTTCACGAGAAATACACCTCAAGGCCTCGAGATGGTAGAGATTGTTGGGAGTGTGGCTATATGCACAGATTGGTTAAATTTCCAGATGTGAAACCTACTGGAGTGCTAAGATGAAATTCAGCGAACAGGTTGAGCTTTTTATTGATACGCTAGAAGCCGGCGAGTACCAACTGGTCGAGGGAGTCGCACTTGACCTGGTCAGAGAGAAATGGCTGCCGATCATACGTCGGCTCGAGGCGCTGAAGGGAAGTGACGACGGAACTGAGAAGTGCATGGAATGTGACTCAATGGTTGAGCAGGTATGGCATGTAGATGATGAACTCTGGAATAACATATCCGGTTACCCGGAGGGAAATGGGATCTTGTGCACACGATGTTTTGATAGAAAGGCGCAAGAGCTGGGCATATATCTTTACTGGACTTGTCAGCTCAATTCATATCCTAAAATGATTGCCCTACTCGAGGAGCAGGATGATGAAAGTTGAACTGGTGGAGTATCCGAAAGGGATTCAGCGATTTGAGATTACGTTGGGTGGGATGCTCTATATAATTTCCCTAGAAGAGGGGAAGAAATTGGCAGACTGGATTTATATATTGCATCCGGTTACTAAGGCGGAGACCGAGTTGTTCGTGAACTATATTCGTGACAATTTCGCGGATGATCCCTGGCTGAATCGGCTAGCAGACAGGCTAATGCTTACTCAAAAGGATGAAGGATTCTTTTGCCCAAAGTGCGGGACCGTCTACGAACCTGAAATCATGGCATGCCGAATTTGCGATCCGGAAACCTATGCCTCGCTCGTCTCTGAGAAAAACGATGTTTCCGACTCCTGATTGGGTGGTTAGCTCTCCGGAGAGCCTTGCAAAAGTTCTAGCCAAGGATCTGGAGAAGTGGTCTGCTCAGATCACGATGCTTACCGGCTCCTGGATGAATAAACTTCCTGTTGGACAGACAGGTCTTGTGACGCTTGAGTTGACTACTTGGGGCAATAAAGAGAATTTGCTAGATACAGAGAAATTGGTCGTCGAAGCTCTTGAAAGCATTGGAATTGAGGAGGTTGTGACCAGCGCCAATCAACGAGGGGGAGGTAGGGGTCAATTTCATTCCTATATCTTTTATCGACCGGAGGAGATGTGACGGCCAAAGGACAGAAACACGGCACCTACACGATCATATTAGGCAAACCTTTGTCGCCTCGAGAGCGCGAGATACTTCTGAACACTGCGCTTGGGTTAACTGCTGTGCAGATCGGAAACAAACTAGGTATTTCTGATAAGACGGTTAGGAGACACAGACAAAATATTTATGTGAAAATGGGTGTGTATAGTGCTTTGGAGGCCGTTACTCAGCATTTGGTCACTGATGAAGATTTCTATGATGGAGTGAAAAAGGCAGTTCTTGAAGGGAGAGATAAACCGGATGGCAATAACCGGGGGGGTTCTCAGCCAGGAGGGTACTGTTGACTACATCACATTGGGACGGCCACATAATCTTTTTCTCAGCGGTAGGCTGGAGTCTTCATCATCCTGCCGAGTGCGGGACAGATGAGGATGCGAAAACGTGCGAGATCAACAAGGCAGCTCAGAAGCAAATAATTTATCCGACCGAAGAGCCTGGGCAATACAAGGTCCGGCTCGAGGATGGTGTGTTGAAATATGAGCGGGCCTGATCTCTTGAAGGTGATCCGATACGAGACTTTGCTTGAGTGTATGGCTGCATTTTTAGGTTGTGAAGTGTCGGAGGTTGAGGATCGAGACGGTACTTGGATATGGGGAGATTGGGCAGGCAAAGAGCACCGCATGTCTATGAAAGAGGCTATATCCAAGATTTTGTCTGATGATGAGATATGGGGCTGGCTAGAGGACAAAGAGATAATGCACTTGTGGTTCGAAGAAGGTGTGGACTCTAAGAAATTGATTGGGGTAATAGCGCATGAAATTGGTCACACGTGTCGCCCTTTTCATCGGGGTGCCGTCAGGGAGGAACAGAAGGCTTGTATGTATGGGATGGTGGCAGGGGTGGCGTTCGATATTATGAATGATCTTCTGGAGAACTGATGGGCGAAAATAAGTGGATTTGGTTTGAGCTTTACCATGAGGGGGAAAAGACTAAGCAATGGTTTGTCATTGCTCGAAAAAACGATGCTGTCCTGGGTGAGATCAAGTGGTATGGCAGATGGCGACAATACGCTTTCTTCCCGGTGATTGGGAGTGTGTTCAATCCCGATTGCATGAGGCGCATCTGTGAATTTATTAGTGAGGAAATGGAGGCTAGGAAGAAGAAGTGACTGAGAATGAAGAACTGGATAACGAATCATTACAAATGAATCTTCAATATTTAGAGACGCCGATCGTATTTATGAAACTCGAGGTATACGATGCTTTCAAGGAGCTGGCCGCTGCCTGTCGTGTGATGCATGAGAGGCTTGAGCTGCCCTGGCAGAAAGAACGTGTGACCGGGGAGGAGCGTGCCATTCTCGAGGCGCTACGTGCTCTGGATAAAGCCAGGTGAAGAAACCGAGCCCACTTAACGCTCGCGCCCTGCGTCTGATGGAGAGAACGGGGTGCTCGATTTTCATGCATGATCGGCGGTTTTCATTACCTACGATCGGGGAGTATTCAAGGCATGAGCCTTCTGAGGCCTTCACCATTGGCGCAGGGATCAATCTCAAGAAACGAAATGTGGACACGATGTTCAAGGAGGGATGGCTGCGGATCGTTAATAGGCCACACAAAGAGTTTGAGAATGATGAATATGTGATCACTGCTCGGGGGATCACGACTGTTCGAAAACTCAGGACAGAAGACTTCGAATCGAAGAAGACTATTGAGCCTTACTTCACTGCCTCTGAGATCAAGGCAGCTCTCCAGGAGTGGCATGGCAGCGATGGTGGATGGATCTTCCTCACTGAATTTGAAATAGAAGGGCGAAGGATCGATGCCTACGCCCTTGGCGTATGGATGGGCACTCGTTATCTTGCAATTGGATACGAGATCAAGGTCGATCGCGGTGATCTTCTCTCGGAGCTGCGAGACCCGGAGAAGAGGGCAGTTGCAATGCGACACTGCCATCAGTTTTACTTCGTCACTCTCAGAGGGCTGGCGCACCACACTGATTTTCCAGACGATTGTGGTCTGATTGAGGTTTGGAAGGATAAGTCGAAGCGCATCGTGATCGATGCTCCGGTCCGTGATGTGGGCAACCCTTCCTGGTTGCTCGCAGGGCGCATCGCTCAACGTGCAGGCCAGGAATATCACGAACGATATGACTGGAATACTGGTTTCTGGGTAGGCGAATGCCGCCCGATGCCAGAATTGGAGGAGAAAGATGTTGATAACAGCGAAGACTGAGATCAAGGGGATTCACTTGGAGTTGTCGGTAGCAGACGCGAAGGCAGTGCTCAGAAACCCTAAGAAGCTGCAGACTGAGCTTCGGGTAATTCTGGAGAACTACGGCGTCGAGCTGGGGTCGGAATACAAGGGGGGTAAGGAAGAGGTAGACAAATCTCTCCCCCACTTCCCATGTCCCTGGTGCGAGAAGGTATATAAATATCAGGCATACCTGAATAGGCATACGGAGAAGTGCCCGAATCACCCGGGCAATGTTACAACGGTGGACGCATGAAGCCCGATTTAAGCCGAAAAGAAAGGCGTCGCAAAGCGCTCAAGATGGCTAAGGCAGAGGCTAAGCGGCTTGGGCTTCCTCGTAGAGAAATGCGTGAGCTCTGGAAGAATTATGTGGAGCGGTTGCGATATAACCCGGACTGGACCCCCGATGGCTAAAGAGAGCGCTATTGAATGGTGTGACGCATCCTGTTCGCCATGGCGGGGCTGTAATCCGGTTTCTGCCGGCTGTGCTAATTGCTATGCTGCGCGTAGAGCGAAGCGGGTAGGAGAGGACTTCGGAACGATCGTTCGCAGCAAGACGACGTTCGAGGATCCCCTGAAATGGAAGGAGCCGCTTACAATCTTTGTTGGGCATTTGAGTGACTTCTTTCATGCAGATGTGCCAGAGGAATGGCGCCGAGACTTTTGGGAGATCATGCGCCGGACGCCCCGGCATACTTACCTACTGCTCACGAAGCGTCCTGAGAATATTGCCAATATGCTTCCGTCTGGTTGGGCAAAGGATCTGTACAGGGATTGGAGCCACATCTGTCTTGGGATTACTGCGGAGGATCAGGAGGCATATGATAAGCGTTTGCCTCATCTTATGATGAATCCTGCAGCTCGTAGGTTTATATCTTTTGAGCCTCTGCTTGGCTCTATTGATATGCGCGTTAGGGACACGCTTTCTCAAGGGTGGGGGCCTGGCTACGAGACGATCGGGGATTTGATCGATGGGGTGGCTGTAGGCGGGGAGAGCGGCCCGGGCCATCGCAAAATGGAGCCTTCCTGGGTGATGAGAATACAGAACGATTGTGCCTGGAAAGATATTCCTTTCTTTTTCAAGCAGTGGGGAGGGACAAAGAAAGTGAACGGTACCTGGGGCGGCAGGCGATATATGGGCGATTTTTGGAATAATCTACCGTGGGAGGTCGGATGATGGATGCTTTAATTGCAGCAATAATGGAGACACCACATGCAGGGGATTGTGATTATATGAAAGAAATGGCGGCTAAATGCTCTTGTGGTGTACATGATCTTATGCGTGACGCTGTTCTCATCAAGGCAGACCTGGCTGTACGTCTAGGTGAGTGCAGAATAGAGGCGTTGAAGGCTATCGGGAAGCTCTTGGAGACATTCAAGGCTAAGTAGGCAATGGGTTACATCAGATGGTGCGCCTATGCTCCCTGTGGCAAAGTGATGATAGTTCGCAAGAGCTTATTGGAGCGCAAGAAGTATTGCTCCAAAGACTGCCAGAATAAGGCCAAGATTGGACGGAGCTGCTCGCCGGCGACGCAATTCAAGAAAGGTAATGTACCCCCGACGTTGGTTCCTGTTGGCACAGAATCAATGTCCAAAGGCTACATGCGGGTTAAGGTTGCTGAACCTAATGTCTGGAGACAGAGATCGCATATTGCTTGGGAAGAAGCGAATAGGAAACCTCTTCCCGATGGTTGGATTGTGCGCCATGTTGACGGAGATCCGCTGAACGATGAACCCGGGAATTTGGTTGCTCTGTCTCGGGGGCAGCATTTGAAAATCATACTTGAAGATCCTGAAGTTGGCGCCAAGATGCAGAAACTAAAGAACAAGGCAACTAAGAAAAGGTGGGATGCATATCGGGAAAAGAAGATGGAAAAATACGATACCTATTATTGGGAGGATGGATGATGAGTGAGAGCGCATTGAAGTTACTAGCTAGGGCAATTTATCAAACAAGGCGATTGGGTGTTGCTGACTTAAGGTTGGTGAGGCGAGACTTCTTTCGGATCATGTTAGATGTGGAAACTTGGCGATCCAGGGCTGTCAGAGAAGCACGAACGAGAATGCGGCTTGCCAAAGAGAAGAAGCGACTCGAGGCTCTCAACAAAGATCTAGGGAAACGCGCGAACAGGAATTTCAATAGCTGGCTTAGCGCGCGGCAGATAGTCGAGGAGCTGGATGCTGCCATTCAGCGGTTGCCCGAACCTCCCTCTGCGTTTGGCGACGGCCCCGACGAGCGCGTTGGCTGGATCTTACGGGAACACGATGCATGGAAGAAGGCCACGAAGCGGAATTTACGATTTACTCAGCATGTCCAAGCTAGGCTGGAAGAAACGACGAAGATGGGAGAGGAATTGATTGATGAGCGGGATAGGATAATCGCCCATCTTGAAGCGGATTTGGCACATGAAAGGGAGAAGGTCACTCTTCTGGATGCTTCGTTTGATATTAAACCGTTTGATATTAAACAAAGGCTTGTCGTGGCTGAGGCTAACCTTGCAGCTCTGCGAGAGAGAGCAGAACGTGTCCAGGAAGGCGAGGATTGGGATTTGGTGGAGTTCATCTTGAGGAAAACTATTCCTGTACATGCGCCTATGTGCTTGAAAAACGTGGCGTTCAAGGACTGTATCTGCACGTGCGGAGCGGAGAAGAAGGATTGATTGTGCCAGTCTACGTTGACGATGTGTTCATCCCGTTTGGGCGTATGAAGATGTGTCACATGATCGCGGATACAGAAGAAGAATTGCATGAGATGGCTGGCAGGATTGGGATGAAGCGTGAGTGGTTTCAAGATGGGCGACGACCGCATTACGACGTTTCGATGAGCAAGCGGAAGCTGGCTGTGGAGTACGGTACGATTGAGATCACAGCAGAGGAATTGGTGATTCGGTTGCGAGAGGAGAATAGAGAGATGAAGACAGGTGTTGAACTGATTACTGATGAAAGACAGCGGCACTTTGATGAAGAGGGCTGGACGCCGGAACACGATGATGAACACTCTGGCGGGAGCATGGTCGAGGCTGCGGTTTGCTATGCGCTGTATGGAGAGGGTGAGATGGCGCACGTCGTACCGAGATACTGGCCTTGGGATGAGGTGTGGTGGAAGCCGTCGACATATAAGCGTAACTTGGTCAAAGCAGGAGCCCTGATTGCTGCTGAGCTGGATCGTGTGATACGCTCAGGTGTGGATGGAAGGGGAGAACCATCGTTCCGTGACTACACAGGTAGGTGAAACGACTGACGCATAAGTGGGTTTGGGGAACCTGCAATGGGAAGTATCCGGAACTTGGCAAGCGCAAAGGACAGCTCTGTAGAGTGCTTGCGAGGGGTAAGAAGAATAGCATCTTGGTTGAGTTTGAGGATGGATTTCGAGCTGTGGTCTGTAGATGGGCTGTGCAGCTTCGGAAGGAGAAATAGTGGGCGATTATAAACATACCGACGAGTGCCTTCGATACGCCGCCAGCACCGGTAAAGCTTTCTGTATTGCCAGCTGCAAGGATCGGCGCAGTTACGAAGTAGAGGATTGCGAAAACTGGCTCGAAATATCTATAGTCCAGGGTGGGCATTGTTTCAATTGTGTGAATCGTAACGGCTATCCGTGGAGATCTAGACCTACAGACGCCTGTGAGAACTTTGTCTTGAAAGAGGAGGAGTGATCATCGATGCCTGGTATAGTTCCTACAGATGAACAGGAATGTCGTGATCGGATGGATGTGCTGCGTTCGGAAATGCGCAGCATTGAGATACAACTTGGCGATCGCAATCGTATCGATCTCGAGACTCAGGAGAGAATGGTCAGCAAGAAGTATTGGGACTGGCGCCAGAAAGCCAAGTTTGCATTGACTTGCAAGCAGGATGAGTTTAGACTCCTGAAAAATTGGCTGAATGAACTGAGGGATTGCGATATAGAAAAGATACTTGCTGATGCGCTTCTGAAGATGCGTACAGGCGATTTGACAGATGCAGAGCTGATGCATTGTATCGAAACGTCTCCCTATCTCCGGAAGATTTATAACAAGGATGATTGGTGGGGAGATGGGTGATCAAACTGTAGGTCGACGGGCTTTTGTTAAGACGATGGCTATTTTGGCCGGCGCGATTGCAGCTGGCCCAAAAGTCTTAGCCTCCTTAGAGGAGGCTGGGGCCGTTGGAGCGGCGGTTTCGGATCAGATCACCTACGCCGACTTTTTGAACGCTGTCTCCTTGCTGGAAGAGGCCCGCGTCAGTGGACCTTACTACATGATTATGCCCCCCTGGCTGTACGCCGATTTGATGGATTCGTGGGACAAATATCTACGGGAAGAGTTTGGCCTAGACGACGAAATGATGCTCCTGGAGATCGATCCGAATCGAGCTCAGTATTTGAATACAAAGACCGGGAAGTCGCTGGGCGCGGTGATCGTTTACAGCGAAGCCATCCCTGAGGACGAGACTCAGATCGAATGGAAAGTCATAGCAGAGGACGCCACACTGACAATAGGAGTCGGCGGCGCCACATAAAGATGTGGAGACGCTTGATTATGCAGTCGGTACAGTGTCCTTTTTGTTCGCGAGAGTTTGCGAATGATTCTGATTTGGCGTATCATTTAGCTGACGATCACCGGGAGAAGATGTTGGATGGATCCCGGGATGGTCTGGAGCAGACTGTCTTAGATATTGTCTATCTTATTATTGAAGCAGACGATACTGAGCTGGAGAATTTTGCGCGTAGTGACTGATGTATGGAAGACGGGTACTCTCAGAGAGCAATGCGTGGCAGGAGGCTTGTCAGGCTGTTTTGGGCTGTAACGCCAAAGCAGCGCTTTGTGCTGTACCTTGTTGTTCGAGGGTGGAACGCTCAAGAGATTGCTGAGCATCTAGGTGTCAAGAAGCGAAGTGTTCAAATATATATGAATCAGATCAAGCGCAAGGCTGAGGAATTAGGAGATAATGGTAAACTAGAAGCGGAGGAAAAAATGGACACAGGACAGGGTAAGTTTGAAATGTCTGATGGTTCGGCAGAATCGAAAGAGATGTTGGAAGGTTTGTTTCCCAATCACGGCGGCTGGTTCCGGGTAGATGAGATTGTGGAGCTTAAGGGTAGCCGGTTCAGGGTGAAGGCGGTCAAGCCGACAGAACTTCGGCTCAAACTGCTTCCAAAGCTTCCAACGCTTCCAGGGAAATAATTTGAATGATGCCAACGACCGAGGATGATGGGCTTGAATTTGAAATATGCTCAGAGATCGAGTTTGTGGGAGAGAAGACGCTCGAGGCAGGAATCATTGTCGGACACCCTGCAGATACGATGTATCTGCGTTTCAATTTTCCCAACGTAGATAATACGTTACAGATTATTCTAAACGAGACGGAGGCGCTGGCTCTGATCCACATGCTCAGCGGTGTTATGCTTACTATGCTGTCTGATCAAGTGGAGGAAGATGGAGACTCAGACGCTCGGCCTGGTCGAGCAAGCGATGGTCATGCTGAACTTGGGCAGGGCCATCCTGAAGGATCTACCACCACCGACGGCTGAACAGGTTGAAACCTGGAAGACGGATTTCGTTGCGTGGATGGAGAGTGACTATGGCTTTGTAGTCGACCGCCGTTGGGAAAACGGTCGGTGGGTTAAAGAGCCGTCGCTCATGGAATTGACGCCACTCCAGAAGGCGCTTCTGAGGGTGGCATTGGCATTTAAGGCCGGTGGATTAGAGTTCGTTTTCCGTACCATCATTCTGAGCTTCCCCAAAAAATCTGGTAAGACTGCGCTTGCGGCCGCGATTACTCTTTGGTATGCCTGGAGCCGTGGCGATCATAATGAAATCTACGTCATAGCTAATGATGCTTTGCAGGCTAAGGAACGAGTGTTCAAAGATGTTGCCTATGCCTGTAATCATATGCCGTGGTTGAAGGCTAAGGTGCGTTTGGACCGGGTGATCCTTACGGGCAACGAGACGGAGATCATTGTTCTTGGCATGCACAACACATCGGCTGCAGGATCTCGCCACGGCCTGACAGTGTGGGACGAGCTTTGGGGCTACACTTCGGAGCTTCATCACCGGATGTGGGATGAGATGGGTCCGGTCCCGACAGAGCCGGCATCTCTTCGGTTGGTGGTCACGTATGCTGGATATGAGCCTGGATCGACCGGCAGATCAGATGAAGAGAATTTGTTGTGGAAGATGTACACCAGGAACGTTGGGCCGGAGGAATATAAAGAGGGTAAGGGAACACTGGTTCAGGAGCTATTTCCTTATCCTGTGTGGGAGCATAAACGTGTATTTACCTGCTGGTTCCACGAACCGACGATGCCCTGGCAGGATAAAGAATATTATGAGGATGAGAAGGATGAGCAGCGCTCTGGTGCATATATACGCTTGCACGATAACAGATTTGCCTCTTCGAGTGAGCAATTTATCGACATGGATTGGTGGGATAAATCCCTTACTTTGAAGGGGCCTCTTCTACCTTCGCGTACGAAAGCGATTTCGATCGGGATCGACTTTGCTCCGAAACACAACTGCGCTGCGGCTGTCGGGACTTATTTTGATTGGAAGACAAAGAAGGTCAGGCAGGCATTTCATAAGATCTGGCAGGGAAGCGCTGCTGAGCCGTTGAACCCTGCTATTGTTGAAAATTGGGTGCTGTCTCAGTTTGTGAAATATCGTGTTTATTACATAGGGTATGACCCATATCAATTCCACGGATCGGGCGTTCGTTTGGCAGCAATGGGTCTTCCGATGCATGAGGTTACTCAGACAGACGCGCATATGATCCCTGCAACTGAGGAGCTTTATAGCTTATTGAAGTATGATAGATTCGAGACGTATGCTGACGACGAGTGCCGAAAACACGTAGCGGCTGCGGTAGCGGAAGATCGTGGTAGGGGTGCGCGGTTGTCAAAGGTGAAGTCAGGAGCAAAGAACGACTATGCAATTGCCCTGGCTATTTCGGCATTAGAGAGCGTGAACTCAGGCGGCATTCCGCTGGATGAAGAGGTGATTATTGAATCTCCATTTGCTGATACCTCTGAGTGGCCGGTAGACTATGAACGCTGGAAGCAGGAGCAGGCGCTTCCGTTTGAGCTGAGGACTTCAGATGATGAAGTCTTAGAAGATGAAGACTGGTACGGAGAATAAACATGCCTAGTGCAACGGTGAAATACACTGACGACCAAGAAATGAAGCAGGTCCCTGATTACATCAAGGATCGCTGGCAAAACGCGAAGACGAACATGGAGAAGTTGCATGATCGGATTAAAAACTATCGCAAGCTCTACGGATTTAAGCATTATAAAAAGAAGCCCAAAGCTCAGGAGCGCCGCGTTAGCTGGCCCGACTACACTAATGCAGTTGATCTTGCGGTTTCTATTCTGTCTGCCAACGCGATAGATTTCAAAGCCTACGGCTTTACCCCAGGTTCCGAAGAAGGCAGACGCTCAAGCATGATTGAGAAAGTGCTGAATGCTGCTCTTCATATCAGCGCTATTCGTGACGAGATCAACATTAACCACGAACATATTATACAGCTCGCAAGAGACGGTGTCAGTGTGATCCGTACGGTTTGGGATGATGAATACCATGAGATGTTTATGCAGCCGCAACCCGAAACGCCAGATGAAGAAGATGGTAAGCCGATCGTCGCTATGTTCACTGATCTTCCGCTTCGTGTCCAGGTGTTAGATGCTCTGAATTTATATGTGATCCCGGGGGGCAAAAAACGATGGTTGTCACTTTTCTATGCTGACGATCGCACGATTGAGGATGTGGAGAAAGATGAGGGAATCGAGATACCGGCGTTTGCACAAAAGTCTAAGGATGAGAAGGAGACCGAGAAGCATGAGTTCATAGACTATTGGGAATACATAAGTGGGTTTGAGTTGGTTGAAGACGATGATGGTGAGCCGATACCTATCATCGATCCTGAGACAGGTGCGCCGACCGTAGACGAAAAAGGCGAACAGATTTGGGAGCGCAAGCCGGTAATTATTGTAAGAAATGCAGTTATCTATGCTGATTATTTGATCAAGCCGCTGGAGATTGCCGAGGGCTACGACGAAATTCCTTATACGTTATTTTTCTGGAAGCCGATCGGGCGCAAGAAACCTGAAGATTGGGGGGAGTCACTGCTTCATGCTATGCAGCACATTGTTCCTCACATAGAGACGCGGTTCAATCGCCAGGCACGACTGATTGACCTGTATGCGGGTCTACCTCTTGTCAGCAGAACAAGGGATGCCAGGAAGGTTAAGCTTGATCCGGGCCTGGGCCGCGTGGCACAGCTCTCGCTTGAAGAGGACCTTGGGTTCCCGGAATGGCCCGGGACACCGCCGGACGTAGAGAGCCAGCTATCTCTCTTGCAGGCAAAATCACAAGAATCATCGTTCCCTGCTGCAATGTATGGTGAAGGCGTGAAGAATATGGCCGGCTATGCAATCAGTCAGCTTATTGATAGCGGCCAGATCAGGCTTGTCACACCGAGTCAGCAGCTCGAGCAGGGGTGGGCGATATGGGCACACAAGACTCTGAATCTGATCAAGAATTTTGCGGAGAATGCGGAGATTCATGTGTACGGTAAGATGCGCGGCAAATTCTTCTACGATAAGATTGTAGGTCGCAAGTGCGAAGGCTTCCGTGTAGATGTGACGATCAAGCCGAAGTACCCAGGCATGGATACGCGGGAGATCGCTCACGCGACACAGGCTAGTCCGTTCCTTTCGAACTGGACGATTATGCAGCGCTATCTCAATGTGCCGCAACCAGACGATGAAGAGCGGCGCATGAATATCCAGAAAGTCAAGGAACTGCCGGCGTTCCAAGAGCTGATAATGATGGAGTATCTTGAAGAATTGGCAACGAAAGAAAATAATAAGATCGCTGCGATGTTGCTTCAGAGATACACGGAACAAGGCATGCCTGGAGAACCGGGTCGACCAACTGAAGGGCGGAAGGCCGAAGCTATAACTGGAGTCAGCTCTACCCCGATTGTGCCAGGTGCTTATCCAGTTGAAGAAGGTGGAGCGCCGTTTGGTCAGGAAGACGGCAAGATGCTCGAGGAGATGGTTCAAGTCGCGCCCAATCTTGCTGGAGGTTTTGGAAGATGAGCAAAAATCTCTTTGAAGTGCGTGACGATATGAAGGAAGCTATGGAATCAGCGCATCGTGAAATGAAAGAATCTCTTACTGGTCGTAAGAGCAGCAGGAAGATTGAGTTGTATGAACAAATGACTCCCGAGATGTTGGATGAAATCGCTGAGAAGTATGGGCCCGATGCAACAATTGAATACGTTTTAGCGATGGAGAAGGAGAAGATGGGCCATGCCGAGAGGTAGAGGACGATTAGGCAGAGGAATTACTCGTATACCGAGAACGGTACCAAGAGCAGTATTGCCGCCTAGACCGGCGTATGTACCGCCATCGGCGCCGTCTAGTCCACCTGTAGAACAAACCGAAACAGGAGCCCGGATTGAGAATCTGGCAGAATCAACCGGCGTTCCTCCTGCTGTCTGGTGGTCGATGTTTCAGCAGACTAATTTTAGCCCTACTTCAGAGGAAGCAGCGAATTTGGCGCAATTGGTCGCAGAGGGATATGAAATTACCAGCATCGACCCTCGCGGTGGCGGCATGACGGTGAATGAACCGGTCGCGCCTTTTATGGCTGGCGCTGGAGATCTACCTTCTCTTGCGGCACCTGAGGATGGTTATGAGATGTTTGAGTGGGATGAGGGAGGGTACGAGCTCGCCGGAGGAGCTGCGCCGGACTGGTGGGAGGCGTTTGTTCCTAAAGAAGTGACGCCAGAGACGGCTTATGGCGCTATGCTCAATGCGATGATTCCGTATCTTAGCCCTGAAGATCAGGTGCGTACAGCTCACTCGCTCTATGCCATGTTTGATACGGAGATGAGCGCGTATAAACCCGGAAAAATCCCTGAGGTTTCCACAGTGACTGAAGACCAGGCGCGCTATCTGATGAGTCAAGGCAGGCCGGTGTCCGGTGTTTGGGGAGATGGCGGCGTCAAGAAAGTGGAGCCTCTGAGCGATCAGATGCGCAGATACTTTATGTCGTCCCAGCGAGCTACAGATGCAATACAGAATCTCAGTAACATGCGAGAGGCGATGGTGCAGGGTAATCGCTGGAAGTTGGGACCTGGCTATAAGTGGCTGCAGAACATCATGGGTTCCGTCGCCGGCAGGGGAGGGTCAGGCGAGACAGGGCAGACGCGCCAGCAATATCTGAGTATGTTGAGTTCCATAGATCCGTTCTTGTCTCAGGCGGGTGGAGGTGAATTACAACCCTTTGGGCCGCTTGGGCAAATGCTTACCAAGCCGTTCTTCACTGCTGGACAAATGATGCCTCAGCAGGCAGGTCGGTTTGGAGCGCCAAATAGGAGATTTTTCTAATGACTGACCAACCGTTGACTGATGTGGGACCGATTGAATCCGCTGATGAGGAAATCGATTACTCGACTCCTCCGAAGATTGAGATTGCGCCTGATGGGATTCCCATGAAGCCGGTCTACAAATTCTTCCAGCTTGCGATGCTGAATGCGAAGGAGGAATTGCAATTCAATAAGGATTTTGAGGGCTGGACTGTTGCTGGGATGGCTACCCATGGAGCCAGGATAGCGGTCCTTGGCGTGAAGTTTATGCCAGTTGTTGAAGTTGTGGAGGAAGAGGTCGTTGAGGAAGAAGCCGATCCCGGCATGCTCGACGATGAGATCGAGGAAAAAGAGGCTTCGAATACACCTCCGGCGAAACGGACAAAGGTTGTGAATCCGTTTGAGAAATAGGCGAGGCTGAATGGCTAAGAGACGATTCCGCTTAGGCCAATACGGCGCTAGGTTCAAGGCCGATAAATTTTGGGAAGAGCCAGAGTTTGAATCATGGGCTGCTTCTGAGCTACTGAAGCCGCCAGGTGGTACGCCGTTGTCTGATCGTTTGACAGCGTATGTATCCAAAAGTGTACCCCCACCACCTGCGAGGAACGCTGATTCTCTGACGTCCTTACTGGAAGAAGCGTATTCTCCTGCGATGATGGCGCCGTATTCTCCTGCGGATCCTCGATTACTCGAAGCGCTCCGTACACCCGAGAAGGAACAGCGGCTCTCCCCCGCTACTGCAGGACTTACTGAGGGAGAACTATCGTTCCAAGAGTTTATGAGTGCTCGGTCGACCAAGCCGGATCAGCGAGAAGACGGTTCTCGTCTGGTGCCTTACGATTTTGGTATTGGTGATATTTTCAAGATACAGGTGGATTGGCAAACAGAGAACGTGGCTATTGCCAATACTATTCTTCGTGGTGAGGTAAGTCCTTTCATTGGAGCTGGAAGATTGCTCGATTCATGGTGGAAGCATGGCAAGCAGCTCTTCATTACTCCGGAAGGACAGGATGAGCGGGTCTGGATAGATGTAGATGATCCTGAAACAGGGCAGACGAAGGTTGTTCCTGCAGACATTCGTAAGCGCCCGCCGATATGGAGACTCTTTTCTGCTCTTTGGCAGATCCCGAAGGGTAAGTGGGGTGTAATAAGGCAGACGAATCCGGGGATAGATGTATTTGGTCAAGGTATCGAAGGCTTGATTTCTGTGGCACGATTGGGGGTCAATTTTTCTCCTTATGCGCCCATTGCTAGATTGGTTGGGATTTATTTAGACCCATGGCTAGATCCTGACAAAGTAAAAGAACCTAAGAACTTTTGGGATTATTATCCTATCAGCATGTATTGGAACGATCATGTGCTGGAGCGATTAGAAGATGTTGAGGATGTGTGGGGCTCCGGCATTGAGTTCATGCGGGATTACTTTGAAGAGAATCCTCCGTTCCCGACGATAGACAACGCTTTTGCCATCCGGCTTCCCACGACAACAGAGACTTTTCTGAGTGGGTTACCTGGCGCTCCAGAAATACATCAAGTTCCCGGCATGAACGTTGACCTCCTCCCGAAGAATCTACGGAAGCCTTATGATGAATTAACTACAGAGGAGAAGTCGGAGTTTCTGGACTATGCCTTTGCGGCTCAGCGAATTGTTAGCTTACCTGAGTATCGTTTCTATTTCGATAAACTCAAAGAATTGAATCCTGATTGGGATTTTGCTCGGCTTCGTAAAGAAGCGGCTCGCGAAGCATGGCGGGTTGTGGATACTGAAGAGCTTATGCCTTTGCACGATGATGTATCTGAGGGTTTCGGCGATCTTATGGGAGCTGCGTATTACTACGCTCTCGCAACCGGCGCCTTTATGGATCCTGACAAACATCCCTGGTTCAATCAAGAAGCTTTCGCCGCTGAGGCTTGGGAGAAGGCTGTTACAGAATATGCACAGGAAGGTAATCAGCTATTTACTCAGGGTAGGAAAAAGATTGGCAGGGTGGTGGTGGAGGTCGACCCTGATTTTTCTTTCACCTGGATGCTGGACAAAGATGCAGAAGGTGAATATTTAGAACAGCGGGACTCGCTCGTTGCACAAATGGGTCGCGATCTGGGGTATTGGGAAGCCTTTAGGCTGAAAGAACGCTACGAAGATCCTGTGGTTGAAATGATCGGCGAGGCGATTTTCGATATTGGAAATCTCGCCATGTTCAACGTGATTTGGGAGCGAGGTCTGAAGGGCGCGTGGCGAATTCTGCGCAAGACTGGTGCTGCGGCCCTGGATTTGTCTTATAAGGTTCCTGCGCTGGGTAGTAGTATTCGCTGGCTTACGAGAGAGACGACTGTTTCTTTGTCGAGGCGTGTAGGGTTTCGCGCAAGCGAGCTCTTTGCGACGATCATGCAGTCGTCAAAGGATAATCGTGCTTTCGTGGGGCTTGTCGATGAGTTTGGGCTTGCGAGACATACCCCGGCCACGGTGGGTACAAGGCAGCTCCGCTACGCAGATGAACTTGCTCAGCTGGCGCGCCCCGAAGATTGGGCGCGTATGGCGGATAGTGCGGTTGAACGTGCCGCTCGAGAAACTCGTCGTATGGCGATGGCGAATGGCATTACAGATATTCGAGTGTTGGACAGCCTTACACCGGCGCCGGTCCTTGTTGTTGAGGAATTAGCAGGCACATTTGAAGCCATTTTTATTAGTAATGCTAGAGCGAAATATGGCGATCGGTTAGTTACGAAAGGTAGAGTTGTCTTTGGCGGTGCTTATGACTGGTTGCGTCGCAGCTGGATTGAACAGGTGCTCTCGGCTCGACCAGGCTTTACGGGGATCAACTTCATGGACTCGGGTTTTCGCCACATTCTTTATGGCGCAGCTCCTTTCCAGAACCTTGACGACATTATGCGGCGCACACCAATGCCGCGTGAAATATACATGCGTTTCCCTGTTACCGAGGCAGGAGCAGCACTTCCTTTAGGTCAAGCTCCTGCATATGGACCACTTACCTATTTCTTTGGTGAAATTGGGACGTCGACCATTGCAGATTTGCCGTGGCCGCTTGGCAAGCGTCCGTTCTGGACAAGAAGCGTTAAGGTAGTCGAGACCTTCGCTGAAAATTATCCCACTATGGCTAAGGCCATGCGTGTTTGGAACTGGGCGAACTTTGGTTCTTCTATGAAGCAGTACAACGCATGGTTCGAGTTTGCTATGAGTGCGCGTCTGTATGACAGCCTTTACTGGCGCACGTTCCTTCCTATGGATGCCAAAGTTGGTGAGCGTCTGATTGTGCAGCTTCTTGGAGACGCTTCTCCCGATACCATTAGACGTGCTCGATCGATATGGAAACAGGCAGAGGCTAATCCTGCAAAACTCGAGCAGCTTATTGCTGATGCGGTCTATGGTAAAGGTGCTGGTCGTGGCCGGCCTATTTTCTCATTCTTAATTCCTGATGAAGTCAATACCTGGCTGCGGGGTATGCCAGTTGAAACACAGCGGACCTTTATTGACAACGCTGTGGAGAAGCTGCGCCCTGTCTTACGTGAAGCTGATTGGACTCCTGAACGTTTACAGTCTGTATTCGATGGTTTGATGGATGAGTATGTGCAGGAGTGGAGTGCGATCAACCGGACGATGGATGCTGACGATGTGATTTTGTCCCGCGGCATTATTGATCCTGAACGTGCTGCCCAGGCCTCAGCTGCCCGGAAGGTAGATGATTTAGGCAGGCAAGTTGAGAGTGCGATCGATGAAGCGCGCAGGATGGACACTACACCACAGGCTTCTCATCCAATCGTAGATGATATTCTCGATGCCAATGCACTTCCCGATGGCTACACGGAGCCCTCCGTCTTTGCTCGAGCCTTGAACCGTGGTGCAGATCCTTCCCCGGCGCAACTTGAGCACGTTAAGCAGCTCATGGATGAAGGAGTAATTGTTCGAGATCCCGACACAGGAACCGTGGGGTTGCGCGAAGACCTGGTCGCAGAATGGGTAGAACGCAAGGGGATTGATAAGCCGAAGGTCACTGTTCCAATCGATGAAGAACAAGCTGCAGCTCAAGCTGGGGCGATTACCCCTGAGCAACAGGCGGCGGCTGAGGAATTTGCAGATGAGGTAGAGCGAGAAGCCAGGACACTGACTGATGCTCTGGATGAAATCCGGGCGCCGGATGTAACACCGGATGATGCTGCTAGACGATCGAGGATTTTGACAAGCAGGGCGACTGACGAGCAGCTTCTTGAGGCGATGGATAATGTCAATCGTGAATTGATTGAAGCAGGCAATCGACCTCAGCCATTGATGCCGGATGGTACACAAGATTACGCTGCTCAGGAATGGCTGCGGCGGAACCCGCCTCCGGATGCGCCGATCGATCCTTTCATTCGTCCACCCGATCCTGATCTTCCCCCGCGTCCAGATAGCATGACACCAGAAGGGCGTCAGGCAATCCTCGATCAAATTGACGAGGAGCTGGCAGCACTCGCCGATCGCAAAGGACCGGAAGCGGCTGCGGCTCGTAAAGCTGGTGTGGAACTACGCGGAAGCATTGCTGAGCTCCATGACGAATTGAGTAAATTGCGACCAGGAGAAGATTATCCTGATCATTTGTGGGTCTGGTGGGACGACACAACACAGCTGCGAAGTAGGACGCAGGATTTTCTCAGGTGGCAGATTGTCCTAAAAGATCAGGCTCGCGGTTACTTCTCCGGTACGAAGTGGGGTGTTTTCTGGCGAGTTCAAGAGGAGATCTGGATCTCACATAAAATGTTAGCCGACGAATTTATTGAAACGATTGCGTCGGGCGAAGCCAGATACATTGAGCGCATGACCTATCTTGATTGGATGGATAGTATTGGGTTCCCGCTTGAATTAGATGCTGATGGCCGGCTGGTTGCGATCCATGATGCTACGAAGATCTGGCGCAAGAAATACCCCATGGAGATTTCCACCGTACTCCAGGAGTTCGAAGCAATTATGATGCGAGATGCTCCAGAAGGCGCTCGCTGGACCGATGCGTTCTATGGTCGCACACCGCCGCCTGCGCCTCGCCCTGGGCCAGCTGTGCCCCCTGTAGCTCCTTCTGGCCCGGTTATGGGACCGACTGCTCCTGTAAAACCGATCGATATGGCAGATGATCTGAGTTGGAGTTTGGGGAAGGTGCAGATTGAGGATGTTCAGACGATACCTGAGTTTCAACCTCGCACCACATCCGGAGAAATTATGCAGGTTGACCGGGCGCGTATAAATAGCATTGCTTCTCAATGGGATTGGAAACAATACGAGCCAGTTAAGGTCAATGTGGTTCAGCCGGGGGAGGCAGCTCTCTATGGTAAAGGAATCAAAGACGGCGACCTGGTAATGATGGGTGGGCATCACCGTTTTGGGGCTGCGCAGGTTGCCGGCCATAATGAGCTTCCTATGTTGGTCTATCAGCTTCCGTATGAAGAAGCGAAATACCTTGCAAGCATCGATAATATGATTCGGGCAGAGCAGACGGCATTTGAAAAAGGTCGTGTATTTGCTACGCTGATGGCTGCGGGAGATTCAGAAACCGATCTTGCTAGGGTTATTTACAACGATCCGAACAAGGCTGGTTATGTAGCCAGGCTTGCAAGTCTGACTGAACTCTCGACGGATATTGCTCGGGATGTTGGCCGCTATTCGTGGTTTGGAGAGAGCCACGGATTTGCATTTGCTGATGCAGTACGAGAGTTCTCGATCAATCCAGAGTTTCAGCAGCAGATATTTAGGTCATATCTTGCTGAGTATCAACCATCAGTTGCTCAATTCAAGCAGTTCCTAAAAACATTTGGGCCGAGGATTGAGCGCTCTGTGCAGCTTGGTTTGTTTGCGATGGATGAGTCCTGGTTGTCGTCCTTTGCTAAGGTGCAGGCAGAGATCAGGACTCTCAGGGGGAGCAAGGTTACAGCTCAGCGGGTGATAAACAATCCCGGTCTTGCGGAGCAGTTAGGTGTTGATTTAGAACAAGCGCAACGTGTTATCGATAATCTCAAATTAAAAGAAGCGGAGCTAAGTAGGATCTCTGGTCTTGACCCGGCTATCCCGCGCACGATGCAGGACGTTGATGTTGCCGCGCAGGAGCTCGCGCAGATCGATATTGAGCGAGTCGAGGTTGATCGCACTCGTATTCAGGAGTTGTTGGATGAGGGTGTGTCGCTTGATGAGGCACAGCGAACGGCTATTACGGAAGCTAGAGCTGCTGTTCCGGAAGCACCGCCGATAGGAATTGTTGATATTCCACCCGAAGTCCGTCGCGCATGGGCGCGGGAGCAACTTATTCGCAAGGAAATTCAGGAAGCTACTGAGGCCGGTGTTGCACAATCTCATATCAACGATCTTCAAAAATCGTCCAAGGCTCGCGGCCTTGATTTCAATAGTCAGGTGAAAGAAGCGGATCTCGATTCGCAGGTTGTTCGTGATGCTTTGCGTGATGAGGACCCTGTAGAGGTATTGCAAAGATCACTGGAGGAGATAGAAGATGCAGAAAAACTCAGGATTGAAAAAGCTGCGGAGCCTGTTACAGCGCCGCCAGTCGAAATTGAGCCGGCCAAAGGAGAAATCCCCACCCCAGGAGAAGCAGCCCCAAGTGTCGCTGTCTCCGAAAGTGTGGGGCAGGCTAGACCTCACTCCGCTGTACCCGGGCCGGAGGGACGACGAGTACCTCGCGAATCACCTGCCACGCATGCCGGGGGTGGACTCGCTGCGGGTGTCAGGGCAGACTCAGGCATCGTCACGGTATCTAGCGAGCTCCTCCCGCAACCAGGAGGATACGTCTCAGCCGAATACATTGACAACGCCTTCGAAAGAACCAGAAGCTATTTCCTGAAGCAAGGTCTTGGTGAAGAAGAGGCGGCTCTCAAGGCTTTCACCTTTTATGAGCACCAGGTAGATACTGCCAATCGAGCGTTCACTTCCTTCGACACAGCTAAGGGTTATGTTATCGGCGATGGCACAGGCACAGGTAAGACTTTCTCCGCAGCTCTAATTGCTGATCAGGTGATCGAGCGTGGTGGAGATCGGCTTCTGCTTGTGGCCCCCAACAGGCAGATCATCAGCCAGTGGGAAGATGTACTGAAGCCTCTCGGAATTGAGGTACGACAGTTCGCAACCAAGGATGCGCTGCCCGAAGCAATCACCACTGGAGAGCGTGGGGTTGTTTTCGCAACAACTTACAGCTCTATGAATGCTTGGGCGCAGAAGAAGACCTTTTCTCAAATGCTTTCTAATCAGCAGCTCGATTTGCTGATCTTCGATGAGAGTCACTTCCTCAAGAATTGGTACCAGGAGATCAACACGGCTGTAGCTGGAGTGAATTTGGGAGAATGGGCAGACCATACTCTTTATCTGTCAGCTACGCCGCTAGAATCTCCCCTGCATGCAGGTTATTTGATGCGGGATACAAATGTTTTCGAAACCTTCGACGACATGCTGGAGTTCTTAGGGATCGAGCGGGTGGAGCGAGAAGTCACTCGCTACAGCGCTGGTGGAGAGCCCTTCCAGGTCTACATCGAGACGTTTGATAACGTTACTCCGAAGAGCCTCGCAACACTTAACGATGAGCTGGTGAGAGAAGGCCGATATATCCGGCACGAACAGTCGTTCCGTAACAATTTCAACTCAACGACTGGTGAAGCGCTGTATATGTACTCGGCCAGTGTGCCGGTTCCGATTACCCAAGACACAGCAGATATGTATTCCCGCTTTATGGAGATCACAGACAAATTCTCGGTAGGTCGATCGGCATCGATCATCGAAGCACAGCGCGTGGGGATCGGTAGGGCAATCTTAGAAAACGGTAAGCTGGATGCAGCGATCGAGCTAGGCACACAAAAGCTGGCTGATGGCAACAGCGTATCTTTCTTTGTGTGGCGCAAACAGGGATCCAAATTTGATCAGCACCTTACAGATTTCATAGCAGGTAGGAAGACCTATGGTAAGAAGTCTCCTATGCCTGGTTATTACAAAGCCCTCATCGAATCTGGTGTCGAAATCAAAAGCCCGATAGATGTTTTGCTGGCTGAGTTTCCGGATGCGGTAGTGATTTCTGGTGATGTGACCGGCGCCAAGCGAATCGCAGCGATGGACGCGTTCAACTCTGGTAAGTCCAACGTTATGATCGCAACCATCGATGCCGGTGGAACCGGACTCTCTTTGCACGATACGATCGGTGACTATCCAAGAGTGCAGATCAACCTGACGGTTCCCTACACGGCCCTGGGTGTCGACCAGACGGCGGGACGCACGTTCCGCATGGGAAGTCAGTCACATGGTGAATTGTATTGGTTATATGCAGATATAGCCCTCGAGGAGAAATACACCAAGCGCACGATGAAATCGATGGAGCGCATGGGGGCCCTTATCAGCGGTCAAGATGCGAAGACTATGGCTTCTGATGATGAGATGATGGAATTTTTATTCGCCATCGACGATGCCAGCACACCAAGCCCCTATGCAGATATTCCGACTGAGCTACTGCCAAGCGAAGCTGGATTTGAAATTCCTGCCGATCGAACAATACCGCCATGGAAGCGAGAAGGCTGGGAGACGCAGTTCGCTGCTGGTTATGCAGATCCCAACGCTCCCATGCCTACGGTCGGTTTACCTTCTGCACAGCTTGTCATTGATCCTAAGATTGGGCCGGAGACGCTACAGGAAGCCCGGGACCTGGCAAGTTTCGATGTAGACGCATATGCACACATTGAGGAATTGAGTTATCAGCTCGAAGACTTGGCTGGAAAGATGGAGGAATTACGACTCAAGGGCGCTACGGCAATGGATATTCAGGTTGTCGCAAATGATATGGGCGCGATTACTGAGGAGATTGCTGAGGTTGCTAGAGCTGCAGAAAAGAATCCCAATTTGGCTTATCACGCAGGAGATTTGGGGAAAGGAACCGACACATTCCTAGATAAAATGGATCCTGGTCGAGGTACCGGGCATTTTGGAACAGGAACATACTTTGTGTCCTCAGAAGAATTAGCTGTCGGAAGGACTGCCGGAAGACCAGTACAAACGGTAGACATTGGCAACTACAATCTACATAAGCCGAAAGATTGGGAAGAGGCGCTTGCGCTGCATGATACTTTAAGAGATGTAAACAAGCTTTCCCTAAGTAAATTAGACCCCGCAGGATTCCAAATTACTACCCTCCAAGAGCAACTACAAAAGCTCGGAATTGATATAGACGCACAAGTTCTAGAAGACAGTATCAATGAAGTTAAAGAAGCAATTGCAGATGCCGGTGGAAATCTTTGGGCAACAAAACAAGTAGACACGGCATCTACTAGAGTAATGAAAAAGGCTGGGTTTGATGGTGTGGATGTTCGTCACATATCAGAAGCAGATAACAGCAGTTATGGAACAGTTGTTTATGACTTGGTAGACCCGTCGCTTCCTGAGAAACCCCCGAGCGTATTCGATGTTCCTCCGGAAGCACGTGCACCTGGCGATCCACAACCGATGGTCGTCGCCACTGAGGCGGGTCCACAGATTACCATGTTCAATGAGTCGATCGTAGCTGGAGAGGAGTTTCTTGTCGATGAAGTTCATAAGCAAGCTTTTGAGCAGTCTGCGATCTCTAGGCAGTGGATCGCGCAGTTTGGCGAAGAAGCAAGAGATCATGCGACATTCCTTAGAATGCTCGAGAGAGATCGAGACAGAATCGTACAAGCTATTGCAAGAGGCGATGTTGTTAAGGGAGCGGATAAACCAGTTCAGGATTTGATCAATGAGATCAATTCGCTTGCTCAGCAGCTCAAGTACAACATTGGCGATACGCCCGATATGTTTGTGGGCGCTGGTTTCATTCCAATTTGGATGAGGCCAAAGGGTAAGGTGGTTCAGCAGATAGCAGCGCAGGGCGCGGTTGCTGAGTTACATGCGGCTATGAATGCTTACGATAACTGGTATCGATGGCTCGTCGACGGTGGCGCCGACGATATGTTCAAGGCGATCCCCGAAGAAGATGCTCAGAAGATGGTCGATTGGGCACAAGCGGCTCTTAAGGCTAAGACGGAAGTGCGGGATGTGGCTCGTCATGGTGGTGAGCTCGCCGGCGAGACGGTGGAAGGTGCTCTCCCCGAGACGCTGAAGGTGATGATTGACTATGCAACCGAGTACAACATCGACTCGATTGCTAAAAAGTTCTTCCCTTTCTGGAAGTTCCCGACCAGGAGCATCCCCTTCTGGATTGAAGCTATCTCTTCTCATCCTCAGCTGCTCGCTTTCTGGATGAAGTATCAGAACATGAGCGAGCGTTTCGTTTATCAGCGTGGGGCTATAGACAGCGAGGGTCGACCGCTGAACAGGCTCAGAGGATATATCCCTGTACCGGGCACAGATAATTTGTGGATCAACCCGCTCGGGCCGCTGTCAGCCAAGGTTGTTCTCCCGATGGAATACACCGTCTACGGCGATCCACGTGACCAGATGGCAGATCTTGGTCCCGCAGAGCAGACGATCAATCTTGCCTATAGATGGGGTAGGCAGATGGGTTTCAACCTTGCTCCCTGGTGGGAGACTCTGATTCGCAAGACTGGCATGGTCGACGAGGAACAATTCCCGTCGAGATCGATCATCCCAGCTTTGGATCTGGTTCCACCATGGATTCAATATGACATTCTTTCTCAGCTGCGGAAGTTACACCTCTGGCCGCAGAGCTGGGAATATCTCACGCCGCAAGTCACGTGGAAAGACTACCTTGTCGAGCGAGACATGCTGGCGATGCAGTGGGACGTCATGTTGGAAGCTCCTCCTGAGGAGAAAGCTGAGATTGCGCTCGCTACAGAGCAAGCAATTCTTGAGCGTGAGGGCCACCCGATTTGGGACAAGGCACAAAAATATACAGAAGAGACGGAATATTACAACCGGCTCATCGGCTTCTTCACTGGCATTTATCCCAAAGCTTACTCGGACGCAGAGGCAGCGCTCCGTGAGCTACGCCACGAAATCAATTTCTTGCGAGACATGGTGAACGACGAAGTCGGTGCAAAAATCTTTGAGCTACCAGGAGAAGAACAGGCTCGTCGTGAAAGATGGCAGGAACGACGGTACTCTGTGGATGAGGGTGTGATCTATGGCCTTTACTCTACTGTCTCCTGGACACGCACACCGACCGAAGGGCAATTGTATGGTGAGCGTAGGCGACAATATGTAGAGCAGGATGTTTTGAAGCAGATCCAGCGCAGAGATTACTTCGCTTATAACGAAGTGCTTTACGATGAGCTGCAGACCAATTTGAAGAGCCTGCCAGTCGGAGCACCTTATGAACTGAAGGAAGGTTATTACGACGAATATGCGGGGCATAAGACATGGGCAGAGACGACTGATAACTATGCGCTTGCGCGCCGCACAGTTACCCATCCCGGTCCTGCAAAATCAGAATCGGAATGGGCTGACTGGTTCGCAGACACTTGGTTTGGACTTTTGCTCAGCACAAAGCCTTCTTGGAATCGGGACGATGGGGAGTCCTACATAGAATATAAGGAGCGTGTTGCACAGTGGGAGCGGGATCTCCCTATGATTGGAGCACAAACGCTACCTCATTTCCAGAGAGATTTGACGACTTTGCCACCTGACGCTGTGTGGCCGGACCTGCTTTCAATCTCAACCAAGGAGGCTATGAATGTTTGGGATCTCGAGAACGATAGTGTTCTCGATGCACTCAACCGGGTTTGGGATGATAAATATTGGACTGAGTTCTGGAGCGCCGTTGAAGGGAAGACAGGTTACGATCGTGATTTGGCAGAGATGCGATTCAGGATGGCCTGGCCGGCAGCTCCCAATGAGCAAACACTCATCAATTGGGTAGAGCAGGTATACGGTAACAAGTTCTCTCGAGAAGAGATACGAGAGGTTCTCAACTCTGGTGTCATGGATGTTCAAGGTAGATTGGATGCGACCAAGAGTGACCAGGAGAAGATGGCTGATCAAATCTGGTTGTGGATGAGCTGGGTCGGGCCAAACAAGAAAGATTTGGAACGAGCGTTCTGGGCTTACGGTGGCGATCCTCGAGATTGGGACAAGTGGTGGTCGTCAGAAGGTGATCCGCTGGCTTGGAAAGAAGATGAGTTTGAAAAATTCTATTCCTTGATTACTGCTGCGGCAGGCAGCTTGAATTTAGAACAGCCAACAGAGGGACAACTGCAGGAATGGTCCTATGTTCAGGATCTTCACAATACTTATAAGCAGCTTGCGAAAGTAAACTTCGGCGACAACATCTTTGTTATCTCCGCACAGTACAATGAGCTTCCTCGAGCAGAGAGGGCAGATTTCCGGGCAGCTCATCCAGAGCTAGAAGCATTTTGGGATCTGCGAGATCAATATGCACTTGATCATCCTCTTTGGGCACAGTATTACCATCCGAACGCAGCCACCGGGGGAGGCTATTCAAGTGCTGGAGGAGCAGGTAAGTCTACGACAGGCGCTCGAGCGAGGGAGCCTGTGATTCAAACTCTCCCGACACTTGCACATCGATCGTCTACAGATGTGCGTGATTTGCTGAGGAGGGGTGTTGGTAGAGGTAGGGCCACAAAGCTTGTTAAGTGGCCGGTGGTATTATTGAAAGAAGTTCCAGATGAATTAGTGGAGGAGGTGGAAGAAGCCGCGAAGACAGGACAATCGATTTCAGAAGCGGCTAACGAATACTTAGAATATTTGAAATCAAAGTTTCCGCAGGAACAATCGTTCATTGAGCAAGTGCAAAGCTTGTGGACCCCCATCACAGAACTGCGAAAGCAATATGAAGGTGGGCCACAGTTGCAACGTTAGTGTAGAATACTAATAGGAGGTTACAGTGACACTACCAACCCAAGAAGGAGTTACCACCGAGACTATTCCTGGGGCTGAGTTCGAAGAGCCGGTAGCACCGGTTACTGAGGAGTTGGCGCCTGAGGAAGAAGGGGCTGTACCCGTTACAACGGAAGCGGCGCCCGTCACCCCGGCGGAGGACGAACCTAATTGGCAAGAGCAGTTTGAGCAGTCACAGACAGCATTGGGCACTTTGCAAGGCAACATGGATACGCTCAAGTCGAATCATGATCGCTCCACTTTCCAAATGCAGTCAGAGTTTCAACAGCGTGAGGAAGTGATGGGTGACCGGCTCGCAGAGCTGGAAATAAAAGACTTGCCTGACGATGAAAAGGTAGTCTATCTCCAGCAGCGTGAATTGACACGGCTTGAGAATCAATCTGGTCAGCTAGACCAGCGTGAGTTCTCGTTGCAGCAGAGAGAATCAATGCTTGCCTGGGAGGATTTCTTTGTCAACCAGATTGGACTTGAATCTGACTCTCTTAAGAGAAGTGAGGGGTTCGAGGTCTTCCATTCGGGAGGTTGGCAAGGTACCCAGGTGCTCGTAGCTGGCCTTCGATCTAGGAATGAGCAGCTCGAAGCATTTATCACCGCAAGCAAACTGCAAGTTCCTGGAGCACCGACGGTTGTGGCGACGGCTGTGGGCAAGAAGCCGCCCAAGGTGCAAACAAAGGTACCCGGAGCTGCCCCTGCAAAGAAGCGGATGGCAGACATACCGGAGCATGAGAGAGAAGCTCTTTATGATGCCTTTGAAGCTGGTGACATCAAAGAAGAAGATATGCCTGTCTAAAAGGTAGGTCATTCTTCCGTGGGCTCTGACAGGCAGGAGGAATGACATGACAGCAATAACCCAAACCGCTTTCGCAACGGCTGTTAAAAGCTTTTATGAGAAACGGCTTTTGTGGAGAGCGTTACCACGCCTTGTTCACCCGCGTTGGGCTGTACGAGCTAAGCTGAATAAGTTTGGATCGATGGAATGGCGTCGATACTCAGGCTTTGCAGCTGTTACCACGGCTCTGACAGAAGGCACCACGCCTGCTGAACAAGCCGCACCTACGATTACGCCAGTCACAGCAACCCCGCTATTCTATGGAGCGTGGGTTGGCTACACTGACGAAATCGAAATGACCGCCATGGATCCATTCGTCACCGAGGTCTCAGGGATTCTCGGTGAACAGGCTGGTTTGTCCATAGATACCCTGGTCCGCGATGTGATTACCGCTGGTGCAACAAAGGTCTATGCCAACTCTAAGACCCGAGCCACGCTGGATTCCCCAGCCGATGATATTTCCTATCGGGATTTCATCATCGCAGTTGCGACCCTCATGGCCGCGAACGCAATGCCAATCGGCGGTGTGTTCCAGGTAGTCCTGCATCCTCACAGCTACTTCACGCTCATGCAAGAACCGACGTTCGTTAACGTCTTTGTTGCCGAGGCAAGCCGCGAGGCTGCCTCCCCGATTCGCACAGCCTTGGTTGGGCGTTTCTTGATGTGTGACATTTACGTTACTTCGAACGCGCGCGAGTACGCAGACGGCGGTGTTGGAACAACCGACGTGTACTCAGCGTTGTTCATCGGTGAGCAGGCGTATGGTTGTGTGGGGATCGGAGCTATCACTCCGAAGCAAGTGGACACACAGGGACCGGAAGGTAAGCCTGGAACCGGTGGTAAGTTCGGTTCCCCGGTCGAGATCATCGGGAAGCAGCTCGGTTCTGCCGGGTCTGACGACGCGTTGAATCAGCGAGCTACGCTAGGTTGGAAAGCTGCAGAAGATGAGATTGTGCTGAACATCGCCTTCCTCGTCGACCTGGAGCATACCAACATCTTTAGTGATACATAAAGAAGGACCAAACTAAAGACTAGCGACGCTTAGGGCATCTTAGGAATGCTCAAAGAGGTGAAACTATGGCACTAACTCTTCCTGGTGAGGGCGAGACCCTTCACCTACAGGAAAACCCGGGTGCAGTCAAGTCTTTCCGCTTCACTGCCGGGATCGGCGGTGATGTAGCCTTGAGCGCCATCGCAGTTGTGCCTGCTGTGAATGTTCCTGCAGGCACCGTGATTCACGATGTAAAATCTCGCGTTATCACGGCTTTCACAACTGCCGTCACTCTTGATATTGGTGACGGAGCAACATCTGATGGTTACTTGACTACGACCATCGTTGCGCCGCAGACTGCTGTAACGACTGGCATCTACAAAGGCATGGTGGACGAAGGTTCCACGACCTTTGCAGGCGGCAAGGTATATATTGCTGCCGACGCCATCGACATTGACGTCGGTGCCGCCGTTGTCATCGCTGGCTTGATGGAAGTTAACATCCTGTACAGCGAAGTCGGGGCAGATACATAAGGAGGGTAGGAATCGAATATGGCTGTAGCATTAGTCGAATTACGCGCCCCTCCCAAGCATCCGCCTGGTGAGGACATGGCTATGGTCGTGGGGTCGGCAATTCTTCATAAGACCTCCAGCGAGCATATCTATACCGAAACCGGTGCTCCGACCGTAATCCCGCTGTTCAACATCCCACCCGACACGTTTATCGTTGAGGTGGTTCTCGAGGTTACCGAGGTCTATAACGGATCCTCGGCGGCCATGACGATCGGTGATAGTGACGTTGATCGCTACATGGACGACACCATAGCTGCGCTTGGAACTCTTGGCTTCAAAACATCGAAGGCAGACGACTCCCAGCCCGGAGCTGGTGGTTTCTTGTTCACAGCTGCAGATACAATCGATATGACCTGGACACATGGGGCTACAGGTGCCTCAACAGGTGCGTGTAAGGTTCATATCTTCTATATCCGGGATTGGTCGAAGTACAACTAATCGGAAATAGAGAGGGGAGCAATCCCCTCTCTCATATCTAAGGAGATATATCGTGGACGATAATGATCCTGAAGATGGTGGGCAGATTTCAGGCATGGAGGAAGTCGCTGTACAAGCGGCTGAGGAGTCACATCCTGCAACAACCTCCGGTCTTGAAGCGTTAGACATAGGGCTCCAGCTCGATCAACTTCTGAAAGGGATGGGCTCTGTTCTGTCGCGCATGGATCAGCAAGACGAAGACGGCCTAGCGCTCCGAGATGAACTCAGCAAGATCAGAGAGCGCATTGTCGAAATGGAAAATGCTCAAAGGAAATGGGACGAGGATAGAGATAAGATTCTGGAGCATGCGGCAGATGTTTCAGATAGCGTCGATCCAGCAATCCGAGCACAAGCTCAAGCAGACGCGGCAAAAGCTGTTTCGAGTACGACTGCAGCATTGAAAGCGAATGCTTCTCTGGATCGTCAAAGATTTATTCAATCCCTCAAAGATATGCCTCAAGAAGAAATACTTTCCCCAGGCAAGGTAGTTTTTATTCGTGGTCAGGGGGGGTTTACTATTCCAAAACTGTACAACGAGGTTATACGAATCAATGGTATGGAGTGGCAACTTCCTGCTGGTCAACCCATCAAGGTTCCTAAAATTGTGGCCGATCGCTACCGTCAGATGATGCTTGAGAAAGAAGAGCTGGCGGCGCGCAAGCATATTTTGAGCGCGACCGATCGTGGAAAACACAGACACGAAAGAGTGTTGGTCGACGATTGGAACGCTGTCAGCTCTAAGTATGGATCTCCCACGGAGCCCATGCCTATGGCTGGCGATGATATGTAGGAGGTTCAGATGAGTAAACAAGAAACGGCTGGCGTATTGGCTGCTGGAGATATGTTCCATAAGCCGGCAGCGGATACAATTGCCACAAAAACACTACCAGCTCGCAAGACAACTCGCACACCTACAGCAGCCGAGACTGTTGGAAGCTGGTGTATCTCTGGAGTGTACTTCGGTTTTGATGTAGCTCCTGCTGCTAGTGAGGAGTTTACGATTGAGTGTCCTGCTGCTACTGACCATTTTGCAATCCCAATCGGGATCGCCGGGGTACAGAACCTTGATTTTTCTCCTGCCCTGAGATTCCCTGCTGGTAAGGCAGTAGTCATTGCTTTGTCCGCGGACGACGGTGGGGCGATAGGATATGTCGGCTTCAAAGCTGTATGGATTGAGTAATGCCGAAGATCACTGGAGGCACGTTCTCTGCGAGCGTGAAAACAAATATGGCAGCTTCTGTTCCTAAATCAGCACAATCTCTTAAGCGGCGCAAACGTAGAAAGTCTTTACTTGCTCGTTCTGCAGCTCGCCGCAAAAAGCTCCGGATGGTAGAAACAACAGAGCGTGATCGTTCCGCAACTCGCGAAAGACCTCTTGCTCGTTCTGCAGCTCGCAAAAGGCTCCAGACGGTAGAAACAACGGAGCGTGATCGTTCTGCACCTCGCGAAAGACCTCTTGCTCGTTCTGCAGCTCGCAAAAGGCTCCAGACGGTAGAAACAACGGAGCGTGATCGTTCTGCACCTCGCGAAAGACCTCTTGCTCGTTCTGCAGCTCGCAAAAGGCTCCAGACGGTAGAAACAACGGAGCGTGATCGTTCTGCACCTCGCAAAAGACCTCTTGCTCGTTCTGCAGCTCGCCGCAAAAAACTCCAGATGGTGAAAACAACGGAGCGTGCTCGTTCTGTTCCTAAATCGGCACAATCTGTTGGGCGGCGCAAGCGCAAAAAGTCTCTATCTGCCCGTATTGCAGCTCGCAAAAATTACCAGAAGGCGAAAGCAACATCGAAGCCGGGTAGTGGTAAGCGCTTTAAAGCATTGGCAAAATCGGCTAAGGCTAGTGGCGCGAAGAGTGGAGAGGCAGTAGCCGCTGCGATCGGTAGAAAAAAATACGGCAAGAAGCGTTTTCAGAAGATGGCCGCGGCCGGAAAGAAGCGAAAGGCATAGTCTATGGCTGAGCCTACGGAGACGAGAAAAGATCTGCGTCGTGCACTAGGGCGTCAGATGGGTATGCGCTTCTATCGCTACACCAGCCAAGAAGCAATCACTTCGCAAACTGACGTGGTTATCGTGGCTAATTTTCTTGTCCAGCGAGACGACTTCTGGAATCGCTCCTGGTACTATGAGCTTGCAAACGACGAAACCAGGATGATCATTGATTCCAACAAGGTAAGTAAAAACGTCACACTTGAATTCACGCCCACCGGAATGGGAACTGCTGCACTATTTGAGATCCTCGATTTTTACAGCCCAAAGATGGTTCACGAAGCAATCAACGAGGCCATGCGCAATGCGTGGCCTGAATTCTTTGAGACCAAAGAAGACTTCTCATTATGTGTCGCTCGAGACATGATGGAATACACTTTTCTCACGACCATGAAACCCTTTATGGTTTTTCAGGTTTGGGTTGAAAGGCCATCTTCGGTTGGGCGATATGGTGTTGCGTCCACAGGCACAACCACAGAATGCACCCTCGATACCACTGAAGATATTAGCCATTTGACCACAGACTACTGGATCACTTTCTACGATGGCACAGGCAAAGGCTCTGCTAGAAAGATTGCTACGATCGATAACGCAACCAAGAAGATTACCTGGGTTCTTGCAATTGGAGCAGCGCCAAAAGCGGATACGCTGGTTGCCATCACTAACCCTACAAAAAAGGACGAAGACTGGTATCCAGTCCATGCCTGTGATTTTGACAATAAACAATGGCCGGACAAGATGCGCTTCAAAGCTGCGTATGATAATCAATTCGCCGGCTCCCGCATTATGATCCGTTACATCACTGTCCCTGCTGAGCTCGACACCGATGCCGCCACGACAGCTGTTCCTATCGATTTTGTGCTCTCCAGAGCCAGGGCTGCTTTATATGATTGGCACAAAGACGATAGCAACGCAGACAGAGCGCGCTTCGATAGTAACTTTACTGACCAGATGATCAAGTCAGAAGCAATTAAAGCAGCCAAAGCTTTCCAAGCTCCGGATCAACTGTTCTGGACAGAAGATGATCCAGCCCTCGCATATGCTAACGTAGATGGCGACCCGCTTGATTGGGCGGGTTTCTAATGGAGGGTTGGTATGACAGATCTCCCCGCGGGACTTAGGGAAGACGTAAAGATCAACGATAAGTCTTACCGGCTCGTTCCCAACAGCTACCAAATTCAAGATGTGTCTGACTATGCGCCTCGTGGCGAGACGCCTGGTACGTCTGCATCATTCGGAGATCTGCAGCTCTACCAGCCGCTCACACAAGAGTCTTGGTCACATGGTATTGGTTATCTTTGGGGCACAGATCCGATGGGCTATGTTGTCTCCGAGGGAGACATTGATGCTCGATTCCCGGGCGTTATTCTGCGCTCTGCCCAACTCCATGTTAGCGATGAAGACAACAATACAAAACATGGCGGCTTCGGGTTTGCCAACAAATTTTACACATATGGAGAGGTAGGACTGCGCAGGTTAGACACTCCAGGCTCAGATGGATGGGCTACTACATGGCCCGGGGGGATCAACTTCGCTTTTTCCAACGGAACCTACATTTTCGTCTGTCCGCCCACAAATCTACGAAATGGCCTAATGTATAAGTCTCTCACTGGAAACGTGGAGACGGGCGCCAGGGCTGCCCTGACGACGGCTTTGGGCGGCGACAACAACGATCTTCTGCTTACAGCGCTTGAGTACGGCACAGATGGCAACTCAATCACGCTAACCTATGTAGATGGCGGAACCGGGTTCGGGCCAGGCACAGCCACAGTCGCCGTTGTTGGAAATGTTATCACCGTCACGATCGACGATGGTGTGACCACGTCTGCCGAAGTCCTTGCGGCGCTGCTTGCAAGCGGCGATGCGATGTATTTGGTAGAGGCTGCTCATGCTGGCGGGAACGATGGTACCGGCACAGTTACAGCTGGGGGTCCATGGAGTTTGATCAGCGGATCGGGCTCACCGGTCTGGACAAAATGCGGTGTCAATGGCTTCGCTCGCAACTTTGGGCGGGCAGTCATGCATAATGGCTACACCTACGTTCACGAACACGGCACAAACTATGTTCACCGGGGATCTGAAACAGACTTGAGTGATCTTGAAGGAGATGGGCCGCTTGACGCAGACGTGATTATAGTGGGTCCCGGCTCTGTCCCGGTGGTCTACATCATCACTTACGGAACTGCCTTGTATACAGCTCGTTATGATGGGCTCTGGTCTATTGGTGAAGACAACATAGCTCGCAAGGTTCTTGATTACTCTGACGAATATCATTCCACAAACTTCTGCTCTATGGCTGTGTGGAATGGGTTGCTTATCTTCCCAATTCAGGACAAGATCATCACATGGAACGGCGCAAAGGTTACAGATATTTCTCCTACATCCAATGCGGATCCGTTCCCTATTTCTCCATTTTTTAGTCGTCTAACTTGGCTAACTATCAGTAGGCCAACGGTGCTCGCATCCATGGACGGCGAATCATTTGAGGAACTCGGGGAATTCGATAACTTCCTTGCCAAAGGCGAATTTTTATACTGCACAGCAATCAAGACCACCGACAAGTACGAAGGCTATTTGCTTTCATGGAATGGTGTCGGATGGCACACAATCAACACGCTTCCAACAACATCTGTTGGCTGGACAATGCTTGCAAACGACACAATCAATAATCGCTTCTGGCTCCACAATGATCTTGTAGGAACTGGAGTAACCAATGCCACTCTGTATAAGAAACAGCGAGCTAGGAGTGAGTATCCAGCTGCAGATTATAAAGCGTCAGGCACACACAGAATAACCATGTCGCAAATGACGATGGGACAAAAGCGGGTTCTTAAATCATCCCCATCAGTTATCGTAAGTGCGATTAATCTTGCAACTTCACAAACAATAGTCGTGGAATATAAACTTGATTATGGGTCGTGGACGAACCTTGGCACGATTACTTCTGCAGGGGTGACAGAGCTGCCGTTCTCCGGTGCTCCTCCATCTGTTGAATATAATTTTATTTCACTTCGATTCACGATCTCCTGTGCTATGAACTCTAATGCCCCGATCATTGAAGACGTGACGATCAGATATATCATGCGTCCGAAGACCGTATACGGCTGGGTCATGGAAATTATTGGTGCCAGCTATGCTCGCTTCGGCGATTACATTATGGATCAGACGTCCGAGGAAATAAAAAATCAACTGAAAGCAGCCAGAGATTCGGCGAAATCGATCGCGTTCAAAGATTTAGATGGCACAGATTACTACTGTTATTTGACCTCGATGAATGGACGTCTTGTAGCTATCAGCGATAAGGACGGCAGGGAAGGTGGAGCACTTGAATATCGCTTCCGTGTAAGCCTGGTAGAGACAGGGTTGGTGACGTAATGCCAGTGAAGAAGAAACGCCCTGTTTATACGCAAGTTGGCAAAATCAAGCCGCTTAAATCTCGCATGGTTAAGAAGGCCAAACCGCGGCCGTGGCGACCATTCAAGATTACAAGCTACAGACTCAGAGATCGCCTCCCTCGAGTAGAAGGATTGATAATTCATCGCCGTCCATCGGGCCGGGTAGATGTAGCTGAAGATCCCCGAGAGCTGCGAGCTGTCTCGCTTTCAAAGGTGCGAGGCACATTACCTGAGCGCATTTTCTACAAGCAGCTTCGAAAGCGGAGGCTGTCTCCTGATATAGATTTCGATTTTCAATCTTCGTTGCTTGGTGGTCGACTGCAGCTCGGGGGAATAGTTGCTGACTTCTTGTTTCCTCAAAGACGGCTAATTGTTCGCGTCCAGGGGCCCACACATCAGACGCGTGTTCAAATCATCAAGGATCAACAGCAGATGCAACTCCTTGCTGATATGGGTTGGACTGTTTACGATCTTCCTGTCGAGATCATATACGACATGATGGCACTTGAAGATTGGATGCGGCGCCATATCGATTTGCAACCATCTTTGGGTGGCAGACAAGTTGTCGGGCAGACTATATTTTTAGCTACCGGCGAGATGGATTTTGCGTGGACTGCAGCAGAACAAGCTCGTGTCTTGCAGCTGGAAGCCCAAGTAGAGCAATTGTTTGGCGAAGTGAGCAATATATCAGCCAACACAATCACTACAATTAATGGTTTATCAGACATAGATATAAATCTAGGGTTGGTTAGAGCAGGAGAGTTCCGAGTTGGAAACAATAAGAATCCCGGATCCGGTTTTATCGGTGTTCGAATGGGCTACCCTGCTTTTCTGTATAACGGTGAGGAATGGCACGTTGCAGGCATCAATAATGATGTGCTGCAGTTTGGCCTACGGGCCACAGATGGTAAGGCTTTAGCCGGCGCTGGCGCTGTTGTCCTAGATGCCACTGGTATTACTGCCACGGCAGGTGTGATCGGCGGGTGGACACTGGGAGCTACATCACTGGTTGCAGGCAGCGGAGCCAACACTGTTGGCTTAGACAGCGGCGGGGTAAATCCAGCTTTCTATGCTGGGAGCGCTACGCCTGCATCTGCTCCTTTCAGGGTAAGCCCAGCTGGTGCGCTTGTAGCTACGTCTGCCACTATTGCAGGCGACGTTACAATCACATCAGGAGCTATTAAGCTAGGAAATGCAACCGACTACCTGGTGGGTGTAGGAGTCTTTATAGGTGATCATTCAGGCAATTACAAGATGCACGTTGGAGATCCTGCAGGCGCTCACTTCAGATACGATCCCACTGACCCCAACTATGCCGTAATTTTCGAAGCCACACAGCTCGTCGACGGCGATATTGTGATGCATCATGCAGGGGCCGAGACGATTCGCCTAGATAATGATGGCGACGCGTTCTTTGGTTCTAACCTCGCCGCAGCAGCTACCACATCCCTTGTTATCCTTTCAAACGCCCAATCCTATAACTCTGAATCTCTTGGGGCGGGGGATGTGCTACTTGGAGACAACACAGCATCCAAGGCCAATATACTATGGGACCGGTCCACAGGGCAGCTGTTGTTTAGGGGCGGGACAACAACTCAGGGATATATTGACACGGACGGTAGTGCCATATTCGGTGCGGGAGCTGTAAAACTCTGGCAGAGTGGTGTCTGGTTTGATGAGTCGGCGGCACAAGCAAGCAAATCACTGCGTTGGTCTGACTTTGGGGACAACACATCCTTTGCTGTTATATATGGGGGATCCACCGGATCAACTCCAAACAGATCCGGTAGTCTTGCTCTTGGAGCCACCAAAGAGTCTGGAGGGTCAGGCTCCAGCGCTATTAGCCTCTCTACTGAGGGTTATCATGCCCTGTATTATGCTCTTCAAGGGGGCGGTGGGGTATTTGAGAGTAGAAAAACCACTCCTAACACTATAGGCCTACAAGCCTTCCATAATCACACCCTCTATTCGTCTGGAACCCCGGCTAATGGATTCGGTCAGCGTCAGGGATTCTTCGTTGAGAACGATAACGATCAACTAGTACTAGCCTTGAGCCTATTAGTTGCGCTAGATGATGTCAGCGACGGAGCCGAGAGTTCAGGGATCTACTTCGCTACATATGTAGCAGGGGCGGTTGCATATCCCCTCTCATTCTTAGCAACAGAGGTCGTTGTCAATGACGGCGGTATTGATATGGACTACCGTGTCGAGAGCGACAATCTAGACGATGCCTTTTTTGTTCAAGGCTCTGATGGTAACGTAGGTATCGGAACTCGAGCACCTGCGACTGCGCTTGACATAGACGATGTGACGCAAGCGTGGATACGAATAGCCGTTAACGGCGATAACACTTACGGACGGATAGGAAAGGCGTTGGCTGGCGATAGGTTTGACCTCTGGTTTAACCTAGACTATGTCGGAGCGGCATTTAGGGGGGACCAAACGGATGAAGGCAGTGCCGGAATCTCTCTTTGGGATAATGCCGGAGTAGGCACGATTACCATGTATGTTCAGGACGCTCAAGCCAATCCGGTATCTATCTGGAATTTATTTGAGGTTTCAACCGATGGCGTGATAGTCAACAGTGTCAACGTGGATGTAGACTTCCGCGTAGGGAGTGACATTTATACGCACGCTTTTTTCTTGCGGGGTTCAGACGGCTATATCGGCATCGGCACAGCTACACCATCGACTATTTTCGAGGCTAACGGCACGATCACATCTCATCATGCGACCGCCCCTGAGTTTAGGTTGCAAACAGACGCTAAGGGAGCTTGGGGTTCTGCTGGTGCGCTCTCTTTTTATGGGCTAGATTCTGCTGATAATCTAACAGAATATGGCGCGATATACAATCTCATGTCGGTTGTTACTGATGGTTCTGAGAAAGGTCGTCTCTACTGGTATCTGACAGATGGCGGAAGCCTTGTACCAGTTATGAGTATAAGAGGCGGAGGGACCGGAGCGGCATATCTGTCAATGTACACAGATGTAAATACTGATGGACTTGATGTTGGTGGTATCTCGTTCTTGGGGAAGAACGATGCGGGAACGCCTGAATTGCTAACTTATGCTGGCTTTACAGGAAAAATAGTAGACAATGCTGATGGTGCTGAGGAAGGCATGTTCCAATTTAACGCGGTGATGGACGGCGTGTACCAATTCCACACCCAGCTTGACTCCGGGGGTCTGCGAACCGTTGTCCCGATCAAGATTTTGGAAAGAGCGGCGGCGGTTGGTGACGAGGCTGGATATGGGCAGATTTTTATTAAGGATGCTACTCCTTGCGAACTATGGTTCCGAGACGACGCTGGGAACGAAACCAAACTAGTGTAGAATAATACTAACCGTGGAGAAACGAAGATGAAATACAGAATTAGCAAGGGTGAACGAGTTTTAGTCAGTTGGCTGATCGTCAACCTGCCGGGAGTTAATAGAACAGATGGCCGGCTTGTAACGAAAATAGGAGACCACTTAGATCTTCACGAGGTAGCAGTTCCCGTACCCTTTGAAGACGCAAAGAGCGTCTCCGACTATGAACTGTCTGAGCTGGAAGTACAGTGGATTTTGGACCATATCGAAAAGGCTTTTAACAAGCAAGAAGTACCGTCGAATCTGGCGACACATGCCTTTTCGTTAGAGGATACGATCAAGCCAGAAGAGAAGCTGGATAAGAAGTCGAAGAAGAAATCAAAGGCTGCCGAGATCCCGCCCGAGGAGCTGCTTGATGAGGAGCCGATTCCAGTTCCAGAGGAGTAAAAAGAATAATGTCCTGGCCTGCAAAAGAAGAGACACAAGACACGATCGACTGGAGCTCCTGGCAGCAAAACGCTAACGGTAGCTGGATCGACGTCGACGCGTTCATGGCCCAGAATCCAAACATAAAGAATGTAATTTTGCGCGCCTGCTTGGTGAATGGGGCACCGGACAGATCCTACGCCCACTACTTCGATGCCTTCCGGAAACATGACGTCAAGATCATCGCTTATCTGTGGCCGAACCCGATACGCGCAGACATACAGGATCGTTGGTGCGTGGCTATCGGCGATCGCATTCCAGATGCCATCATGCTTGACTTTGAGCTCACTTTCTATCAGACAGATGAAGTGTTAACAGACAACGCAGAACAATCGTTCAAAGATGCAGAGATCTTCGAGCTGCCGGTGATCGGCTACACCCGGGGCGAGTGGTGGACCACACATATCAAGAGAACCATTGAGATCGGTAAGCTGTTCATCATCGCCCACTACGTTTTCTTTATGCTCGATGGTAAGTGGCAGCAGTGTCGGAACCATGCAGATCTGCACAAGCACCTGCCGATCAGCAATAATTTCACTCCCTACTTGGGTAGGATAAAGAGAACACAGGTTCTCGGCTGGCAGGTTTCTTGTAAGGCCAGGCTGGCTCCCTATCTAAAGGACATGGATTTAGACAGTTTGATTAAAGCTGCTATAGATAAGTTACTCGGGGATCACACGATTGATCCTCTGCCGGAGAAGCTTCCAATCCAAATCTCCTATCCGGCTGGCAGGGTGGAACTGACAGAAGTGGAGGTCTAAATGGTTGAAGGTGCTTTTGATCGACGCGTGACGAAGTTGGAGGGTGACATGGTGGACCTCGGAAAATGTGTTGTCCGTCTCGAGACGTTGCAAGAAGGAGCAGCAGAGGATTATAAAAATCTCTCGAAGAAGCAAGATGAGATGTTGGATGGGATAGCTGCTGTGCACAATACGGTGAACGGCAAGATCAAAGAGCCGGTCACGTTCAAGTGGATCCTTGAGAAAATCGCTCTGCCCATCTTGCTTGGTGGCGGCAGCGTAGCGGTAACAATATATGCTGTCTTGAAGATGCTCAGTGGTTAAATACGAGGACTTCAAAGATAGACATGCCGGCGAGGACATGATCATTGTCGGCAATGGTCTTAGCTTGCTCAATATCCCCGTCGATTTTCTGAATAGCTTATCCTCTATCGGACTCAATTACGGACCCTGGTACACCGAGACACTGGCTGATGGTTCTCCGTCTCCGCTCAAAGGATGGGTACCAACCTATTGGCACGCTTTAGATCCTCCCTGTTTTCTAGCGATCGATCGTCTGCTGGAGACGACATATGCCTTCGTCTCCGAAAAAGACGAGACCGATCCGGAGTACCTAAAGAGAGTCGGTCTGGAAAATTTTATACCTTTCCGATGTTATGACCAGGTTGAGGGAATTGGCAACACAGATGGGTTGGGACCAACCTACTCGACCAGTCTGCTCACAGCTATTCATATCGGGAAGCACATGGGAGTACGACGGTTCCTTACTGTTGGGTTCGACGGCACCTTTGCGAAGCAAGGAACCACGCGAGTAGGAGACTGGAAAGACAACCCGGGCTTGAACCGAATCCCCCACTGGTATAACGGGGAGGCGGTCAAATACAATCCTGATGATCCGGATGAGATCTACAAGCATGAGGCTTACGATGAGCAGGCTGGGGAATGCCTCGAATATATGCAGCAGTTTGAGAAAGAGATCATCAACCTGAGCATGCCAACACTCATCACAACGCTGCCGGCAGGAAACTATGAAAAATTCTACGGCAAACGATCACAACCAGCTATTTAGGCAGCTCTGGCCTCAGCCAGAATGCTCGCTACGAAGATTTGAGCCCAATTGTGGGTATTGCTGTGTAGATTGTTAGCCTGCGAGGAGCAGCGTGTTTCCACAGTCTCGCAGGATGAAGGGAGGAATGCCGCAGACTTGACATATGATTCATCCTATTGTAGTATATTCACAGATTGAGTCCGATCATTCAAGGAGGTTGTAGATGTTGACTAAGATCCGTTTCCGCTTGTTCATTTTCTTCTTGCTTCTCTGTACCTTTTTCATCCTAGCTTTCCAAGCTGCGGGGTTTGGTTCGATCGAAGAACTCCTCATCTGGATTGCTGCCGGCGGTGGTAGTGTTTTTCTCGCCGGCGCCGTGATTTCCCTACTCCTAGAAAACTGGAAAGCCTGGCATAACTTCCCAAGATGGGTCAAGGTAATCATACCTGTGATCCTTGCTGGTGTTATCGGGACATTTGCACAGACTTTACTCGCGCTTGAGGCTCCTGCTTTGATACCTCCTGCATATGCTTCACTGATTCTGGTCATGCTAAATTGGCTCTCAGGTCAGTGGCAATACATGAAGGTAAAAGATGGCGCTTATGCGAGATCTGCACAACCGAGTTCACCACATCGGCTTGGCTGAATAAGGATTGCCTCGAGCAGAAACTCGCGGCATGCAGCTCCTTTCTTAAAGACACTGGTTCTCTTGTTCGGCGCAAGGAACCAGTGTCTTGTCTTTTAACCGAAGTATTTGAGGTTGCGTCTTTCCGATCCCCACTCACATTCACAGCTGGAGTAATGCTCTCTGCAATCGGGGCACAGATCCCCACCCTTCTCTCGTCTCCACTTACCCAAAAGAAACATGAGCGATCGAGGGTCTTTCATGCCATCGATCAGCTCGGGTTTTTCATTCCGGATAATCTGACTCGCCCATTTGACATACCCAGGGCCAGCTGCCTCTCCAACCTCAGATAGAAGATCCTCGGTTGCACGATAAAGAGAAGACTTACTACCTCTTGGCATGAGCTCAGGCCACTCATCAATGAAAGCGTCGAGCGTGGACCATAGCTGGCTAGAGCAACGCCAGGAACGAACGTTCTTGGGCAGATCGATCTCCCGGGGTTCGGGCTTGGGTCCAAAATGATCGTCAAGATCGCTCATCGATTACCTGCAACATAATACTCAGGCCACCCGCAGGCGCCCAATGTTTCGAGCCTCCCAAATAGATAGCAATCGTCTCGTCTTTCTCAGTGAGAGCATCCTCAACTGCTTTGAAGATGTTGGATAGATCGGGTTTCGAAAGGTGGAGCTTGCCATTCATAGCCAGCTTCTTCTTCTTCGACCAGGACTTCGGCATCTTGATAAAAGCTGCCACACCAAGGGCCCGGATCTCCATCACGCCAGGTCGGAACCCTTGTTCCAAGGCTGCAGCCATGAGTCCGTTCTTGAACTCGTACCATCTCTCGACAGGTGGACGCGGAGGATCAGCCCATTTATCAGACTGAGTCATGGTCGGCTTGCCGATAGGCTTGCCTTCATAGTAGACGAGGATGGTTTTTAGTTCTTCTGGGGATGTTATATCAGAGTTGCCTGTGACCAATCGAATTGCCTCCGTTCCTTGAATGCTTCGATCATTGGCACCAGGTATTCTACCTCTATCTTCTTTTGGGTATTGTACTTACATCTCCCAATGTGATGAACCCAAATGTAATCGGGGTTGTCCTTGTCTGTCCCGATCAACCCTTTCACCCGGGCGCTTACGATGTGCATTGGAATTTCGGTGTATTCAGATATGTCCCTCCTGGTCACAGGTCGCTTGGCAGCAAGCATGAAGGCCATGATTATATCTTTCCGTGACTCTAAATCTTCGCCTTCCAATACAACTGCGTAGTATGCGCGTCTACTTGTCTCCGTCACTGCCATCGTCAGCTCCTCTTTTCATCACAAATATAGTTAGACACCTATGACAAACACACCTTCCGTCCTTACGAGGAAATAGCGCCCAGCTCTCTCCACAGTGAGGGCAGGTGAAATCCTCGTCCGCGTAAATTGTTTCCGCTTTGATCATTTTGATCATAGCAAACATGCCTGCGAAATATTCGTCCCATATCCCTTGACAGAGATCAAGGAACCATTGTTCGTAGTGCTTATGCATTTCCTTCTTGTGACGATAAAATTCTTCGTCGCTTACCTCCATGGGATCGATTTCATCCATCCTAGAGTCCTTGCGCCTCATCTGGTACGGGTGCGCCATCGCTCACGTATACTAGATCCTCAACACTTCCGCAATTAGGGCATCCAGGTATGCCATAAGTAAGCGCTTCCTCGGTTCCTTTCCATCCACAAGCCTTGCATTTGATCTTACTCCACTCACTCATCATTCGGAATTTTCTAGCGTGGACAAGACCGGCGCCATACATGACAATGGCAATAATCAACAATACGTAAATCATCATTCATCCTTTCGCTAGGTGCTCTTATCGTAACCCTAGAGTCACTCACCATAAAAAGCCGTCACCCACCATGAAAATCGGCATGAATATCTTAAAGGCCTCGTCTCTGTAGATACGGCCCAGATATGTGAGCTCTCCGTTGTCGTCTACGAGAGCAACATCTCCCCAATCCTCGGGCCACCAATATTCGCCCGACATATCTCTGTTACCAAAGACTGCGTAGCGGGGAACCCATGATGTTTCTTTGGTCCAGTTGATGATTTCTACAAGAAGCGCAGGGTCGCCGTCGATGGTTGCCTGTGTTTCTGTCAGCCACATATCGGTTCCTATGACGTCATGGACTGTAGGAAGGAAATCTGCACAGAATTGCCACTCATTCCACGGATAGCAGTGGATCCCCCACAACTCGGGGCAGTCGGTGTCGCATAGCACCATGTATTCTTCTATCCACGACAACCCTAGATGAGAGATATTTCCAAATACGAAAGTCGCATTGACATAGTGGCTTTTGAGAACCTGGAATTTATCGTAGGCTTGCTGTGGTGTATAAACTGCCTGTCCTGGCAGATCTGGTTCGTTGAATACTAGAATGTGACCATCGTAATCTGCCGGGAGATTAGATGCTGTGTTTCCAAACTGTAGCATGGGAACATATCGATCGTCTCCCAGATTCGTTGGAGATGGGTTGTTGCCGTACACATACCACCAGTCAGATCCCAGAAGGTCAATGTCAGTAGGGATGAAATCGCTTATCGCTAACCCTTTATCGTCCGGAGGATCATCAGCCAGGGCTTGCTCGCCTCCTATCACCAGCAATAAAACCATTACCAGAACTGTTGCGAATACAAGTAGTTTCTTCATTTTTCTTTCACCTTTCGCTTATGAAATATCCAGCGGCCTCGGCTTCCATCTGAGCTGTAGACTAGGTCTCCCTTATCGCCTAGCTTGGCTCCTTGTGGTCGGTCTGGTCCACACAACCAAACAATATCATCCCGGCCTGGACCAAATCTGTAGCGTTGTGCTCCATCTTCCTTACGAATTTCAACGAGGGTAGCATCTCTCTTTGTATTCATCGCTGCCTCACCCGGTGTCGCCATTCAAGATACAGACTAATAAAAACAAGCCCGTATCCACATACAATAATCAGGAATTGTCTCATCATTCACCTCTTGCGTAGGCCCCTCATACAGTTTTTACAAGTTACAGCTGCTTGATTGTCGGTCACCAAATACCTACCGCTATTCGAATCCATGATTAGACCGCAATATGTTTTCTGAACTCTCTCTCCTATCCACCAGCCATGTTCCTCGTAGTGTATCTTTTTCTCGCCCACCATTCAACCTTTCGTTAACACTCGTTATCAAGAGCATCGATGCGCTCTTTAATCTTCGTCAGTTCCTCAGGTGTTTCCTTGCCCTCCAAGAATAGATCACATAAGTCGATGATGATCTGATCTGATGCTGTTGCTTGGACACAGGTTTCTTGCCAGAGTTTCAAGCTTTCGATAATTGACATTAACTCAACGCTCCTCAAAGACGAAATGATCCGGAACCATTGTTCTTGATGTTCCTGTTCCTTATCCTCCACCAGAAATATCTCAGCCGATCTATGAGACGCGGCTTCTGTGCCCAGCACACCCATCCGGATTTTAGCCGTACTATCTTAGCCATTGAGCCTCGGTTGAGCCAATCCACCGTCAGTCCTACTGGTGTGAAAGGCCAGTGTGGGTGGACTCGGCGGGTTTGCAACGCCGATTGGAATAGCTGTCACGAATGGACCAGCTCACTCAAGCAGAGCAAGAGCTTCCGCCTTCACCTTCTTTGTCTGTCGCCCACAATCCATCTCCCATATATTGCGACAACACCATGCGCCATGCTCATCTAGCTTTTCAACTTCAAGGACAATTATATGTGCACGAATATAATGACGGGTCTGACTCCAAAACTGATTGTGTCCTTTGATGTGCAGAGCGATGCGATTGTCGCTCTTCCCAATACAGATAACTTTATTGTATGGACCGTAGTAGATACCGCCCGTATTAACATACCCGCCAATCTCTACTCTGTCGGGGTAGATCAACGCATCGTACATTGCCATCAGGTTTTTGTAGCTCTCACTGACCACTCCACTCCGTCGTGCGGGACAGGTATGAGCCCTGGGTTTTCACGGTCAAGCTTCCCGAGAACCTGGATACAATCGTTCTTCATGCTCAATATTTGATTAGCTTCGACCTCCTTCTCGCCCTGAATCAGCCCCGCCGCGAAGCAAGACATGTGCTCACAGGCTTTAGAAGCCATGGCCGCGAGCGTAAGCAAATCACCTAACTGAATCGGTATCGATGGCATATCGTCTCCTTTTAGTCAGTCAAATCAAACAACGCGTCGTCGATTTCGCCTCTCTCTTGATCGACGCGTTCTTCGTACTCTGCCTTCTTCTCTTCGGGCC